CTAGTAATCACGCGAGAACAATTGGTTATCAATCCCATATTTAAGAAAGGACATCAAAAAGATCTCACATAAGATACATGTACATACAATTTTAAGCCAATATCCAAAAGTTTTAAAATCTGCATCTCCAACGAATAATTTCGTACTCAAAAGTGATGATATTAGAAACCCTAAGCTATAGACAAAGATAAGGACTGAAAATCCCCAAAACACTAACATTATTATTCCTTCATAAGCTGGTATAAAACGGCTATTATTATAAAAAATAACATAAAGCATTACTATACCATGAATGATTGCGGAAACTATAAGAGTATCATTTTCAGAATAGACTTTATCTTTGTTATTCTTCCACCACCAGTCCATATAATTGTTCAGCAATTTATCATCTTTTGGAAGGGGTTCTTTTGTTTTTAGATGATTCAATACTATGTTTTTACAATAAGTATATTGACGCTCTGTCATTTGAAGATCATTTAATTTCTTACTGTATAGTTTCTTACTTTGCTTAAATATGGTAACAACCCCTATTATAATAATCAAAGCAGAGTAAAAGACAAATGTAAATATAGCTGATTCATCCATATCACCACATTTTAATTATCCTACATGTACCTGACTTCTTGAAGGAAGACCCTGGATCTCCCTCAGCACCTTATTCTCTGCCCTTAAGGCAATCAACTCTTCATACATAGCTGAATTATTAACAGGCATAGCCTCAGCAGTAGAGGATGTACCATTGATAAGTTCTGTTGGTTTCACATCTAAAGCCTCAGCTATTTTCTCCACCATACCCAGGGACAAATCATTTCCTTCCATAATTGCCTCTACCTCTGAACGAGACATATTAAGCATAGAAGCAAGTTTAATTTCCCCTATGCCTTTTTCTTTTAAAATAGCTTTTAGCTTTAATATATTCAGCAATGATGTTTTGTTTTCTTCTACAGATGAAGAAAACAACTTAAAGAAATCATAATTAAGAGCATTGCATATCTCAACCAACTTATCAGAATCGATTGAAGATTTGGATAGAACACGATTGACATTTTGATTAGGAATGCCGATTCTACGCCCAAACTCAGACTTAGTAATACCTAACTCATTGATTCTTTGCTCAATAGCTAGACCAACATTAATAGTTTTGTTCATAATATCAATCACTTTAAATTGTTAATATCAATCAATATAGCTTATTACTTCTTAAATAAACAATCATTTCTGATTATTTTCAAGCTAAAATGATTATCTTTGCACCGTAAAGTTAGTAAATAAATACATAAGCACCAAATAAATTTGAAGAATAATGAAGAATGAAGATAAAATATTTCCGGAATCGGCAAAAGCAGAGGATGGATAGAAGAGAAAAGTGGGCATCCGGCTGCTGCCCACCAAAAAGGAAAAGTTACTTCTCATTTACCCACATTGGGAATACACGAGACTTCTTCGGGAAATGAATCTTACCATTCTTATCTCGGAAGTATCTACGAAAGATAAGTTTCTTACCCTTTTTGTGCAAATCAGATTCTGTCATACTTAACACCTCCCTTCTGCTTTGCGACTCAGCGACATTGCCGAGAAGCTTACTTGCCCACGGTCATGGGCAACAAAAAAGCCCAAGGGTGCGGAATCCGAGGGCTCTAAAGTCTCTTTCGAGATAGTTTTCAACAAATGACCGTTTGCTGAAAGGATTTGTTAGTATGACTAACATCTGATTTGCGCTGCAAAGTTAGTAAATAAATGCATAAGTACCAAATAAATTTGAAGAAAAATGAAGAATGAAGATAAAAAAGTTCCCGATGCGCCTAAAAGGTTATGGGTTTTTCCATATCATTTAAATCGGTTAGGAGGCCTAGTATATGCAAATGGGCATTCCTATAACGAATATTGGGAAGGGCATGAATATCCTAAGAATTTGGATAAAGATGTGGAATACGTCAGCCTCAGCCAATCTTGGCATAAGGCAAAGGAAGTTCCAGAAAATTTGCACACCTTTATCATTGGTGTTTCCAAAAACTTCACTCATCCGGTTCTTATTGACTTAGAAAAGAAATGCCTGCATAAGTTTAACATAAGCGATAAGATGAAATGGAACGGAATTATCCGAAAAGATTTCCGCTTCGCTTACTGGGCTTACATCAAGGACTTAGTTCCTACCAAAGAGGAAGGAGGCACAAAATGAAAAAGATAATGTTCAATGACCAGTACGGTCTCACCCAAGCAGTTCTGGAAGGTCGCAAGACTCAGACAAGACGTATTCTGAATCCTACAATGCTATTCGAGCGTTTGTACACGTACGAAGGTTGGGCAAAAGAATCTATTGCTGCTTGGAAGAAATCTTGTAAAGACCGACTTTATAAAGCAGAGGGTAAAGAACTGAAAGAAATGCTTGATTACGCATTGGAACATTCACCATACAAGGTTGGAGAAAATGTAGCTATTGCGCAAAGATACATAGACCTTGCAGGCAATGATGAGTTCTATCGCCTTTGTGGCATTCATGGGATGCCATTAGAGTGTATTAAATACGAGAAAGGTTGCAAAAACAAAATGTTCGTTAAGGCAGACCTCATGCCTTATCACATTCATATCACTAATGTGAGAATAGAACGATTGCAGGACATCAGCGAAGAAGACTGCCTTGCAGAAGGTATTGTAGATTTTGAGAGTAAAATAAACAAGGCGCATTTCTATAGCATCACAGATGAATCTGCAACCTATAGTACGCCAAGAAATCCATTCGCTATACTCATTGATAAGATTTCAGGAAAAGATACATGGGCAAGTAACCCATTCGTGTTTGTTTACGATTTCATACTAGTTAAATAATAATTAAATTAAGCAATATGTCAGAAGAAAAAGTACCACTCAGACCTCAGATCAGAGAACTGGAGTTGGGTAAATCAATCAGTTTCCCCATCCAGAGAATGAGAACGATCAAGACAACCTGCTCGGAATTAGGTGTAATTTACTGTCGTAAGTTTAGAACCAAAATCAACCGGGAGAAAGAGATCATCACAGTTACAAGAACCAAATAAAAACAATAGTCATGAACGAAGTAGTACAAATCCAGTTTGCAGATAAGATGCTATCCTTTGATACATTTCTGTCAGCCATACGCAACGTTGTGAAAGAAGAAGTCTGCAAGGCTGTAGGTAAACGTCCGTTCCTCACACAAGCCAAGGCATACGACATCTACGGAAGAAAAAACGTAGAGCGATGGAAACGTGAAGGAAAGGTGAAGGACTTCGCAAGAGGCAGAAATGGCAAAATTACTCGCCACGAATACAAAGTATCAGAGCTGGAAGCCTGTGCCTGCCAAGTTCAAGACTATCTGTGTCCCAAATAAGATAAAGTTATGAAAACAATTAAGACCATCTTCTGCATTGCCATCTGGCTAGTCCTTGGATGGCTCTGCCTCAGTAAACTCTCTCAGGGCTATCATGATGAGAATCTCATTTTACAGATGCCTCAGAGTACCTATGATGAGATAGTAGATACTCTTACAACTCGTAATGGCTTTCAACCTACCGAGCATCAGATAGTAACTTACTATTATGAGCGATTCCAGAAGTAAGAGCACCTATGCAGCTCGCAAGTGCCTCCTCTGCCATGATGGGCGTAACTGCATCAATGGCAAGTTTTGCCTTAAGCACAAAAGATACGTGCAGCATCAGGAGAAACTGCCATGTGAATGAAAAATAGATTAACTAATAAACAGTTAACAATATGGATAAACAAAAATTAGATAGAGCAAACGAATTAAACAGTTTTATCGAAAATTACCAAACGACTATCAATAGATATTGTAATGATGAAAATGGTATGAGTAGTATTGAAGGTAGCAGATTGGGGAATGCCATTTTGAACATAGTAAAGTATGCACCAGATGAAGCTAATATTATAAAAAAAGCTATAAAAAATGCTTTAGATAGCATTCAGAAAGAGTTTGATGAACTTTAATCCTCCTTGGAAACAGGGAGTGTAAAAAGAAAATAATATGGAACAGAACAACAAACAGACGATGCCTGACTTCGAACTTGGCAACCTTTACGTCTTCAACGAAGAAGACGGGGATGGAGAGTTGACCATCATAGGCAAACTCATCGCCAAGAACGAGAGTCAAGACACATTGACATTCGGCAATCAGTATGAGATTGAGACCGAGAACTTCGTTACCGATCAGGCATTTGACCTTCGCATAAGTACAAACAAGGAACTGCGAGAAGCGACAGATGAAGAAGCTATCTTGTTTCAAAATGCTTTCACTCTCTGGAAGAAGAGCAAGGAGCATCCATCATTCAAGACCTTCGATAAGGTTCTGGTGCGTAACCTTGATGAACATAAATGGAGACCAGCAATCTTTGTTCAAACACGTATAGGTGATTCCCCATACAGGTACAATGCTTTGCTATTGTCTACTGGGCACGTAGGTGACTTTGTCCAATGCATTAAATACGAAGGTAATGAGAAAATGGCATTCACCGCTGCCCCATTTTAGGTAAACAGAAATGTGGTTTTTATATAATTTCAATCATTATGGAATCAGAAAAAGCAAAGTCAGACAGCATAGCACGGCAGCGAGAATACTATCTTAAGCATCGTGATAAAATGCTCGCCTATTCTCGCAAATACATCAAGAATCATCCCGAAAAGCAAAAGCTATATCGGGAAAATGCAGCCAAGAAACGAGCCAACGGCACTGGATATTATCAGAGATACTATCAGCGCAACAAAGAAAAATTGCTGGAAAAATCTAAGAGCTGGAGACAGAATCACCCCGAAAAGGTGAAGGAGTACCAGCGTAGATACTATCAGAAGAAAAGAGCAGCAGCAAAGAAAGAAAAGAAGATAATGCTGAATCCAGATATAGATAAAGCAAAATCCCTGTTCCGTGATCCTTCTAAGGCTGCTCACATACAGTGGCTCCTGGAACACAACAGAAACAAAAGTAAGCAATATGAATCACGCTAGTTTATTCAGCGGAATCGGTGGTGCTGAGGTCGCGGCATCCATGATGGGATGGCAGAACCTCTTCCATTGCGAGATACAAGAGTTCCCTCGCAAGGTGCTCCAATACTGGTTCCCAAATTCAGAAAGTTATGAAGACATTACCAAAACAGACTTCCATCAGTGGCAGGGAAAAGTCGATGTTCTCACCGGAGGATTCCCATGCCAACCTTTCAGTGTTGCAGGCAGAAGAAAGGGAGAAGACGATAACCGCTATCTCTGGCCACAGATGCTACGAGCGATTCGGGAAATTAAGCCCACTTGGATCGTTGGTGAAAACGTTGCTGGAATCCGAACTATGGTGGAGCCCGGCAAAGAGATTAAAGTGGGACGTACAGACGATCTCTTCGAAGAGAATTACATATACAGAGAGGAAAGTAGGTTCACACTCGAAAAAATCTGCAAGGAACTTGAAGCAGCAGGATATTCCGTCCAACCGCTTAATATTCCAGCTTGCAGTGTCGGAGCACCACACAGAAGAGAACGCATCTGGATTGTTGCCCACCGTACAGACGCAGGGGCTGAAGCGCTGCAATATGAAAGGAAAAACAGAGTTCATGCCTCTAAATCTCCTTCCTACGCCTACAGCAACAGACAAAGGAAGTGGAAGAATAAACAAAAGTCCTTCTCCATGTGCTGCAGAACGTCCAACCTTGGCTCTTGCCGCAATACAAGGACTCTTGCCGACTCCTTGCGCCACAGAAGCAACAAAGTTCACAAAGACCTTCAACCCAAATTCTCAGATGGGAAAAAGTCTTACGGCATTGGCAATCAGTGGAATGATACCTTCTCCATCTTCCAAAAAGAAGACTTCTGGAAAGACTTTCCAACTCAATCCCCTGTATGTAGAGGAAATGATGGGATTCCCTTTGATGTGGACCGCCTTACCATTTCTTTCCCTAAATGGCGAGCAGAATCAATAAAGGCCTATGGCAATGCATGGGTCCCTAAGGTGGCCTACAAGATATTCCGGGCTATTGAGGCAGAAGAAAAGAAATAAGATAGTAAATTCTATATTCCAAATAAAATAAACAGCAAATGAAAACAGATGGCTACATTCTTACTCCAGAGCTGCTGCAGTGGCGTTACTTTCATCGTCCGGTGGTGGTACAGGTGCTCATCTACGTGCTCCTGTCTGCCACCCACAATGAGGCTTCCGCTGCTACGCTCTCCTTACGTATGCTCGCTGATCGGCTCCATACCTCGGTCAAGTCTATCCGCTGTGCCATCGATGTTCTCATACAGGAGCGAATCATCACAAAATGCAGCTCCCCTAAAGCCTCAACAATAGTGTATGTTAACAGTTCGCATCCCCTCTCCCACTGCATACTACCCTATCAAAACCCACTTGGGGCACAGAATGGGGCACTCTTTAGGGCACAGATAGGGGCACAATCAGGGGCACAGATTTTAACTTCGCAAGTTACTGATACACAAGATTGTGCAGCGTATCTTCAAGATAACAAGGGCACAGATAGGGGCACGATTAAGGGCAAAGATGGGGCACGCTCCAGGGCACACCCTAAACAAGGGACACACCAAAAGGCACAGACAAGGGCACAGATTAACAATCCCGAAACCCCTTTAAATAAAGGTGATTCCGAAGATTCTGCCGAAGTTGAGGGCACAGCCAAGGGCAAGGGTAAGGGCACAGAAGTAAGAGGAAAGAAACAAATAAAAGAAAACATTTCCCCCGAACCCCCTATAAAAGAAAACAAACAAAGAAAGGAGAAAGCCCACACCCACACACAAAAAAAAGAAAAAGAAAAAAAGTCGTTGGATCCGGAAGTTCAGTTCTCGGAAGTGCTAAGACTCTTCAATCGCCTCTTTCTGGGCACGCAGGTCAAGCCAATCTCAAAGATGACTCCCGACCGCAAGAAGATGGTGGCAAAGTTTATCTCAGACTATTCCTTCGAGGATATAGAACCGATGCTTCGCAAGGCTCTCAACTCCGATCTTCTCTCAGGGCGCAAGGATGGTGGATGCTATATCTCCTTCAACTGGCTCTTCAATCCGAAGAACTACGAGGCTCTGATGGAAGGAACCTTCGACAATCCTACAGTTGTAGCCTCAGCCGGGAAGAAGCCTCAGCATTCCAGTTCTCCACCACCTTCTCCTCCACAGCCTCAACGCCAGGAGACCAACGAGGAAATAGAAGCTCGCCTCAGAATGAAAGAAGAGCGCAAAAAGGCTGAGGAGAAAGAACAGACCGAAGCCCTACGGCAGAAGTATCTAAGCTGGATAGAAGCCGCCAAGAAGAACCCGAATGGCTCGATGGCAAAGATGGTGAAAGATGCCTACAAGAATGGTACTCTAGCTAAACTGGGCATCGTCTGGAATCCATCGGTGGCAGAAGAAGAACAGTCACTGGCCGACTTGGATGATCAGACTCAGAATTATCTCCAATCTCTCCTCAGCGACTAAGAAACACAAGTAACAAACAATTTAATTCATACGATTATGGACAGACAAGAATTAATCGACCGCCTCAACGGCAATTATCCTGAATACACCAAGAAATCTGCTACCAAACAGAAGAAGGTGCAGCGTGAAGGTCAGTTGCAGATATCCTGTGTACGATGGTTTCGACTACAGTACCCAGCTTTCTCCACACTCCTCTTCCATCCCAAGAACGAGGCAGACGGTGCTACCAGTGGCAAGAAGCTAGCCATCAATGCAGCATCGGGCGTGGTCCCAGGCGTTCCCGACCTCATCCTTGCTCTCCCTTCCATGAAGGATGGCAAGACAGGCATCATCTACGAGAACCCAGAAGTTTACTTCGGCTTGGGCATCGAACTTAAGTATGGTAAGACAAACAATCAGTCTGCCAATCAGAAACGCTTCCAGGGCTATTGGCAGTGCGCTGGCTACAAGTACGCCCTCTGTCGTTCCCTAGAAGATTTCATCGAAGTGGTCAAGGCTTACATGCAAGCAGCCGAAGTCAACGCCTTCGAGAAAGTTCGCTCTTATCACCTCATCAATGATGATAATGAGCACAACAAGCAAGTATTAAACAAAATCATTAAAAACAAAAAGTAATATGGAAATCGGATTCATCATCAACATGCTGTGCCTGGTTGTTATGGCCAGCACATTCATCTATCTAGTTTACACTCACTGCAATCGCTCTTGCAAGAGCTGCAAGTTTTTCCGGCCTACAGCAAAAAGTAAGTACAGCGGAACATGCAACGACTTCGGCCATCATCGCTTCCACTGGGAATGTTGTGGGGAATGGAAACGTAAAACTACCAAGGAGGATGAACTATGATAGGATATAAAAATGTAGACGAACAGAAACTGCTCAGACTGTTCTACAGCAAAGGAAGCCTCTCTGCAATGCCTCTTCTCAAAGACAACAAGGTTTTTGCTTCTGATGGCAAAAAGGCTATCTACATCAATGCAGAAGTTTGCCAAGGCGAGTATGAGAGAACAGAATTGTTCGATATGAAATTTCCTCCAGTAGCAGAGCAAGAACTGAATATTCCTCTTTTAAGCCTACAGAAAGCATACGATTCTCTGCCGAAAGTAGAAGATGAGGAATATGATATGGAAGATTGCGACGAATGTAATGGTACAGGTTCTGTAGAATGGGAGTATCTAGACAAGAAAGGAAATACCCATTATAAAGATTTTGGCTGTCCTTCCTGCGATGGTTTTGGTTTTTTCAAGCGAAATATCAGAAAGTGTTATAAGCCAGAATGGGATGCTGTCATAAAACTGGATGGTTTCTTTATTAAAAATAATCATATAAAATCAATAATTGATGCTCTATTTCTTCTTGGAAAAGATCACATTACACTTCTCTCAAAAGCTAAAGAAGATAGCGTGGTTTGGGCTTACTTCCGTATTGACGAGAACATCACTATCGTAATCTCTCCGTGTTGTAATTGCAAAGAGGAATATGTTGATGCTAAGGTTGAACTTTAAAATATACATCTATGAGCAATTACATCAAACAAAACCTGATGCAGCCAACGCCATCGGTTGCTGATCAGGAGGAAATGAGGATGTGCAAGTTCTGTGTACATAGCCACATCAGCGACCTCGGCTACAACCATTGCTGGAAGTCTGATAGTGCTTATAATGAAGATTCTCCTACAGGTATCTGCTGTGCATACAAGGATAAGAGGATATGGAAGCCCTATTATTTCTCTGGTCTCATATCACACTACAGGGGTAATATCTGTTGGGCACAACCAGTATATAACACTTCTACAAAAGGAAAGAGCCGTATTTTCAAATACGAAGTCCTCGACCCAGTAGCCTCAACTATAATAAACCTTCTACCTAAGGAGTTTGCCAAGGATTACATTCCAGCCACTCCTGGCTCCAAGCCTCCACATACGATGAAGGAGTATGAGAAATTTGACGCCTTATGCTTCGGTGGCTACGACCCACAACTAACAGAGAAGCAAGAGGCAAGAAATTATCATGAAGCCAACTGGCAGCAAATCCTTGCTCAGGAAGCAATAAACAAACAATTAAAACAAGAAGCAATATGAAGAAAAGATATTTTTATGTAGCCGCATCATTCATGCGCAAAGACATAGCCAACACATGGTGTAAGGTTGACTTTACCTTCATGAAGGATGATGGCTCAGCATTGTTCCCTCTAATGGAGGCTATCAAGGTGATTAATGAAGGATATTCAGAGATAGCTGATCCTGCAACTATCCAGTTCGACAACTGCATAGAAATCAGCAAGGAAGACTATGAGGCTTTCAACAATCTCAAAAAATTAGTCAAAGTGAATAAGTAGCGTATGGAAAAAACAATTTTAGACATGTGCTGTGGATCTCGAATGTTCTATTTCGATAAACATGACCCAAATGTTCTCTTCACTGACATAAGAGAGTATCACGACACCTTATGTGATGGACGCAAACTAGACGTGCAACCAGATATGATAGCCGATTGCACAGCCTTGCCATTCGAAGATGAAACGTTTAATATGGTAGTATTCGACCCTCCTCATCTACAAAAAGTAGGTCAGAACTCCTGGCTATGCAAGAAATATGGCAAACTGCCCGAAAATTGGCAAGCGTTCATCAATGACTCTATCCACGAGGGCATGAGAGTACTGAAAACTGGCGGAACACTCATTTTTAAGTGGAACGAGCAACAGATAAAGGTAGGTGAAGTACTAAAGGCAATTAAAGATTACAAACCGATATTCGGACATCGTACCACCATCAAGAACCAAACAATATGGATGTCATTCATGAAATGGTAGCAATAACTTGCCACCGTTCCCAGCGATTCTATCGCTGGTCCGTAAATAAGTAAACAAAGATTATAGAATAATATGAATATAGGCTTAATAGATGTCGACGGGCATCATAAAAAGAAGAAGTTTGGCGCTACGGTCTTCCCAAATCTCGCTTTAGGTAAACTGGCACGCTGGCATCTAATGCAGGACGATAGTGTGGAGTGGGCACAGCCTATTAATCTCTTTGAGCAGCGCCATTACGATATACTCTATGCTAGTAAGGTGTTTAATTTCTCGCCTGACGTTGATTTTTCTCAGTATTCTTACGATAAGCTGGAGAAGGGAGGCACGGGATATGATATTCATAGTAGCTTGCCGGATGAAATTGATAGGTTACAACCTTATTACGGATTTTTCCCGTATGTACCTAAAAATACGGCTTATGGTTTCCTTACCCGTGGTTGCCCTAACAAATGCCCTTGGTGTGTGGTTCCAAAGAAGGAAGGCGTTATCCGTCCTTATATGGATATAGAAGAAATCGCTATCGAGGGCAGAAATCATGTGGTGTTGATGGATAATAACATTCTCGCTGCAGGAGATTATGCGATGCAGCAGCTTCAGAAGATTATTGATCTTGGTTTACGTATAGATTTTAACCAGGCGATGGACGCTCGGTTGGTAACTCCTGAATATGCAGAACTCCTAGCTAAGATAAAATGGATAGATAGCCGCATTCGTTTTGGTTGTGATACTACATCTCAGATAAAATCTTGCGAGCGGGCTATGCAGATGATAAATGATGCAGGTTTTAAGGGCGAATATTTCCTATACACGATGGTAGGCGGCAAGAATGATTTCGCAGAATGTTACAGCCGAATTCATTATTGGTGGCAGCGATTGCAATATTTCCGTCAATATCATATTGGCCGCCCCGTATATGCCTATGCGCAGCCATACAGAGACCCGCTAAACCCTAATCACATAATACCTCAGTGGCAAAAGGATTTGGCGGGATGGTGCAACAAACGAATGATATTCTGTACTGTAGATTTCAAAGATTTCTCACCGAGAAAGAACTTCACGTGCCAGGAGTATCTTTTTAGTTTAAAAGATGACAAGAGAAAAGAGTGAAAACTCATCCCCATCTAGCCACCGTTCCCAGCGATTCTATCGCTGGTCCCTCAAAAAGAATATAAACAAAGAAAAATAATTATTATGCAAACAGATTTTAAAATCACCGCCCCAGTCTTGGATATGAATGTTATCCAGAAGGCTGCACAAGATGCTGCTATGAAGGCAGCACTCGAAGAAGTAAAAGACTACTATCTCGGTTACAATTCACCTTACAGAAAGCAGTTGAAGGAATACATGGCAAAGAATGCACCTTCTACTTGTCTCGAATTGCCTGAGTTCTCAGAGTTGTTGAGCAAATCCTTGACTGCCGAGATAGAGAATTTCGTCAACAAGAAATGTGTCGAAAGCTTTGCGCAAGAACTTCGAAAAGGATTCACTCATCTTAAAGAAGAAGGTGATGGAACCATTTTGCTCACCAATTTGGCAGAAGACATGATGCAAAAAGTAGATCTGGAAGATGTTGATAGCAATAACAGCTTTGAACTTGAAGTATCTGACAACGATTTCTATGGTTGGAAGAAAGTACATATCAGTATCTGTGAAGATGACGAAGAGACGGAATATAATTTCACTCTCGCGAAGATTGGTAGTGATGATACATACAGCATCTTAGGTTTGCCAACAAAGAACTCAGATGAAAATTACCATTTTGATACAATAAATGTACAGAACAGAAAATGTACCATTTCATTCCCGATGTTCTCCGGTGTCAGTAACGACCACATCCTGCTTGTTTTAGCCAGATGCATCATGTTCGATGCTCGCATACGAATTGATAGCAATTACATCATTAAGAAATCAAACGAATTTGAAGACTATTAAAGCGTATAACAAAGGAAGAATTAGAGCAATGAATATATACTTAACAAAATCAGAATACGATGCTATAAGTTTTGCTTGGTCTCAAATTGCAACAGAGATTGAAGCAAGCTCTGATGATAGCTTTACCATTGAAGCTGGAGAGGCTATCAGCCAACTGTCTTCTATACAAGATAAATACAGAGCAGCAAAAAGAAAAAGCGAAATATTCTATGCAGTAAGAGCAAAGTTCAAAGAACGCTTTCCAGAAGCTAGTTCTTCGACTTTAGGGAAACTGGCTAGAAAAGCAATAAAAATTAGTAAAGAAAAGAAGTAAATATGAAGATTCATTTATGTTATTCCTCATATTGTTGCGCAGCAGATGAGCATGAGACAGGATGTTATCCTCGTTCTTCATTCAAGCCGAAGCCTGAGCTTCCGGCTGGAACAATACTCACAGTCAAGGAGAAATGGCAAAACTTCTATGGAGTATACTACCGCTGCTATCTCCCAGACGAAATGAAGGACAAAGGGTATTCCATCCCATACTACGACATCCCTGCCGACAAAGCAGAAGTAATAGAACTTTAAACATTATAAATTATGGCAATAGTAAATGTAGATTATTCAGAGTTCGAAACCTTGAAGAATCGAGTAAAGGAATTAGAAGAGACCGTCAAAGAGAAGGATAAGACCATTGCGTCCCTCAAAGACGGTTCCAGAGTCATCATCCGCAAGGAAGTGCAAGTAGAGTATGAGAGATCCGTGTTTGACAGAATTGATGGTAGTCAAACAGATCATCTTTATTCACGAGACGATAAGCCAAGAAGAACAGTTGAGACCTCTGAGTCTTACCTTGGCTTTGAAGATGTGCGCTTGAAGGTTGAAGATAAAATGAAGGACGAGATAAACCGTAGCATCAAGCAGCGAGACGCTTCACGTGAAAGTTACGAATCCTCTGTTCAGAAATATAAAGAAAAAGAGAAAAAGTTGGATGACAAGGAAAAGTCTCTCAATGATGAGTATGCAAAAAAAGAAGCAGCTCTCATTTCTGAATATAAGGAGAAGGAAAAAGCACTTGAAGCAGCCTATCTAGACAAAGGCAAGGCGTATAAGCGACAATTAGAAGCAGATTATAAAAGTTACAAGAATCAAGCAGGTCGTTTGCCATTGATCAACAAGAATGCCAAAGAAGCCCTGTCTCTCCTCAATGCCAATCGCTTCTTCAAGCCAAAAGGTGTTGAAAGCATTTTATCAAAGATAATTCAAAAGTGTGAAGATTAGCCAATGGACAGAATACAGAACGAAATCAGTAAACTTCGTCATGAGCAGCATTTGCACGAAAGACTGCAAGAAGCCCAACTTCGACAGATAAAGCGTGAGCATGATGGTCATCACAAGTGGATTACCATCAAGCCAAATCTCAGACTCCTCTGCCGAATAGACGAAAAAGGTAACCTCCTCCCCAAGGAGCAGGAACGCATCAGAAAAGTCAAACAAACTTTAGGTATCATATAAGATATGAGTGAAGAATCAGTATTATCCTTTCGCAAGCTGGTTTCAGCTATGCGAACCACGGAAAAGGAATATTGGGCACATCGCGATAAGAAGATACTGCGCCAGTCCATCGAACTTGAAAAGCGTGTTGATGGCATCATCATGAAGGCAGACGGAAATGATGTCCCTCAGAACGACAATGGCACATTCTTCCTTCTGGTGGCAGAACTTAGAGCCTCAACCATCAAATATTTCCAAGAGAAGAAGAAGCCACAGCCCGACAAGGAGCTGGTCAACTCCCTCTTCAAGAACATCAAGGAGAAAGAAGCCAAGATAGATAAGATGCTCATACGTCTCAAAGACGAGCAGATAAAGAAAGATGGCTACATCATCCAGTACCACGTCATGGAACGTATGCCAAGAGCACATCAGGCTCGTTCTATCTTTAATTCCTCGGATGAGCAGCTTGCCAATATAGAGTTGAATTTCCACTACCGCCATCCCGACCCTCCTGGCACCATGTATTTCATCTGCAAGGAATATCTTGGCAAAGACGGAAAAGAGCTACCTCAGGAAGAGATAGACAAAATTATTAATAACAATTTAAATTCTTAAAATTATGAACAAGAAAGAAAACAAGCCTCAGCAAGAGGTTAAGACACAAGACAAGTCTCAGAACCAGCCAAAGGAGTCCTTCATTGGCACAGGTAATGGTTCTTCCCTCCGCTCTCGTACAAGCACATGGTTCGAGTGCAAGGTACGCTATGAGAAGACCCAGGAGGATGGAAACGATAAATTGGTAAACGAGCTGTATGTTGTTGATGCCCTCTCCTTCACCGAGGCAGAAGCTAGCATCATTGATAACATGTCCGTCTATGTCTCAGGCGAGTTTAAGGTTGCCAACATCAACCCTGCCAACTACAACGAGATTTTCTTCTCTGATATTGATGACGATGATCTTTGGTTCAAGGCTCGTTTGGCTTTCATCACCATTGATGAAAAGAAGGATAAGGAGAAGCGTACCTATGTCAACTACCTCATCCAAGCCAAGTGCATCGAGCGTGCCAAGCGCTATGTTGATGAAGTCATGGGCAAGACGATGATTGACTATGAGTTGAATAGCCTCAGCGAGACAAAGATTTTTGATGTCTTCGAGCATGAGCCTTCCACTGATAACAAGCAGAAAGAGAAGGACGGTAAAACCGAGTAATCACTGACAATTCTTGCGCAATTTGGTTCTCAACAAGCTAAGTTGCGCAAGTTATCACTTCTCTTCCGCACATTTCTCGTATCTTAGCCCCACATTATTAATATATATATAACATCAATCATATATGAAAAAGTTGAAACGTTTCATCATTTATCTCCGTCTCTGGTTCATCCGCAAGATTGGTTACACCCTTCCTTCCCTCAGAGAAGCAACCAGCGTCATGCCGGGAGAGTTCTATGATCTCTTCGGTCGCATAGTCCGGGCTGTTCCTAACAAGCCATCCTCCACCCCACATGTTGAAGGCAACTTTGAGCATGAAGAAGTCCCAGAGCATTGCCATAACTGCGATTTGTTCAAGGAGCACATCCCCTGCTCCTTCAACCATCGTATGCCCAACGGCTGCGATATTTGCGACAATCATCATTTCGAAATCATCTGCATCAACAGAGGTAACATCTAAAGCGCAATCAATATGAAACAGCAAAAGTCAAATTATAAACTCGACAAGAAGACTGGTCACCTTCTCGAAGTTCCTTCCAGGAAGCAAGTTCGTGAACATGTCAAGAAGATACGTGAGCAGCAGACCCAAGAGCCTCAGGACCCAATCACCCTGCATGAGACCCAAGCCGACAAGAATTTCAAGAAGGTCCAGAAGGTTCTCGACCGTATGCACGCCAAGGCGAAACTACCCGACTTCCTTACCATGGCCCGCAAGAAGTTTCTTTCCACCGTCTGCGTTATCAATCGTCCCGGCAAGCAGCGTAGCCTCCTCCCCGACAAGAAAGGACGATACGTAATGCTCTGCCACCGCAAGATGGCAAAGGTCTTCACAGCCGATGTCTGCCTCCTCGTTAAGATACAGAAGTCCTGGGTCACTGACAAGACCGAAAAGCTCCCCGATGGCTCAGAGCGCACAGTGGAGCGTTGGCAGGATGGCTCCTGGAGCATCGTTCCTTGCCGGGTAGATAAAAGCAACTACACCACCATTCAGGAAGTCCGGCTTCGTCCATGGTTCTTCCTTCATCGCTACTGGTACGAGATCACATTTGATGGAAGGGTAGAGCCAGCCATGATGTTGAATGATTACCACCTCAACCCTACCCTTCGCAAGAAGCATTTCTACGTTACCAGGGAATATGTAAAAGTACGTAACCAGGATGCCGAAAACGACTACTTCCGTTTCTGGCTCCACAAACCTACAGATTATGCAGAACGAAACTGATATTTACATCCTCAACCGTCCACGCCATCAAAAGCGTGGGCTAACCCTCAACAAGAATGGGCGCATCACTCTGCGCTCATCCCCAATTAAACTTCTTGGTTTGGAGCGAGGAGATAAGATCATCTTCTTATTCCACGACTCTCAGATGTACATTGTCAAGTCTTCCAGCCATAATCTTGCTATCCCTCTATATGGGCGCAAGTCTCAACTCCACGGTTGTAGCGCCAGCACCGTCAAGGAACTCTTCAATCATATACCAGGAATTCCACCTGATACTCAGGAGATAGACTTGGTAGTCTCTGACCACCTCGAAAACATCATGATATGCAATGACATCATTCAGGCTTTGGCAGTAGTCAATCGTGCCGACCCATCCCATTGCCGATAATTAAACATTAAGCACAACACTTTAAACATTAAGAAAGATGCAACAATCAATCAGATACAAAGGTCTCAGCCTCACTCCCGATGAAATGGCAGTAGAAAACGGTGCACTGGCCCTCTGCGGCAATTTAGAGCTGCACGATGGTGCATTACGCCCTGCCATTGTCGCTGGCACACCCCTCTCTCAGCCCCTCACCGTTAATGGTGAGGTGGCTAAGATTTTATATGTTCACGAAACTGGCAGTTATCACCACCTCATAGCCATAGCCTCATCCTCCATCTATTGGTTCATGCAGGATGGCACGCTAGGCTCATCCACCCCGATCAAGTCCTTCGACTACGGTTCCACCATACTCTCCATCAACTCCATCGGCAATACCCTCATCATCACCGCCACCGATGGCATCCACTATGCCCAGTGGAAAGAAGGATCTTACTATTATCTTGGGCAGAAGCCACCTTTTCTTCCTATTTCCTTCGGTCTGTCATACAACCATACGGAATCCTACACCCATGGAGGTGGATTGGTAACAACTGGTAGCATAGACGAGACCGACTATGTTTGGCAACAAACCACCGTCAGTTCTGCCGATGTTCTTTCTGCGGCCAAGGCATCTGCTGATTTCCATTCTCCCGGACAGACTGCATATAGCATCAAGGAAGAAAAACAGTCGGATATTACCCAGAGCCTTTGGGCGTTAATCAATCGTACTAACAATCTCATAGCCAAGAACGGACGTTTTTATGCCAATTTCTTGGTGCGTTATTGCTATCGCCTTTACGATGGCACGATGATTATGCACTCTGCGCCAGTTCTCATGCCAGTCCTGGTGCCCAACAATTTCAAGGTCTATTATACCAATGGCTGGGCCAAAAATACCAAGCCGGAAAATCCGGTAGGATCAGAAGTCACAGGCGCAAAGAATTTTGAGTATGATGATGCTTTTGAGCAAAGAATATCCGATTCCAACGGTAAAGAGATATTCTCTATGATGGTCAACAAACTTACCATGACATATTTCCCTCGTAACGTATCCCTTCAATACACCATCAGAAGCTATTCTCTCATCCAGGAGCTGAAACAGTGGAACGACATCATCAAGTCGGTCGACATATTTATTTCCACCCCGATTCTTAAGGCAGACCAAAGTGAGAAAGTAGTTTCTTTCAATGTTACAGAAGCATGCTACGGATTGGGAAAAGGTCTCTTCGAATCCATAGCCACTCGTACGCTAAATGGTAAACTGCGTGGCTATGGTGTCATAACAGTCAACATCCCATCGCTCTCCGATTCAGCCTATGCCGACAAGATCAAGAACACCTCTGCCCTCTATAAGGTGGCATCACTGCAGGTGGATGAGTTGTCAACTGCCTACCATGCAGAAGTGCCGGTGGATAAGTCTGCAGTCTATAACATATCCACTCAGGAACAGATGAAAGACGACTACAAAACCCACAACAGTCTCTTTGCCAAAGGCACTTATGCCTACAATCATCGCTTGAATCTCTATGGCATGAGCGAGAAACTGTTTTCAGGCTTCTCTCCTTTCGAAATGTTCCCATATCCTTCTAACTTCTATAATGGTAGCAATGTCACCATCAGCCAGATTGTCGTGCAGCTCAAAACTACGGAAGGCTTCAAGTATGTAGAATGTTCCGGCTCTAACATCAAGACCGAACTTTACACGCTCATCAATATGCCTAAGTTTTACCCGGATTCACGTGCCGAGAAGATGATCATATTCACAGACGGTGGTGACATTTATGAGTTTGTCCTGAAGGAATGCAATGAGCTGAATGGCGCTATGCACATGGGCGATTTCTCATACAGTCCATCCAAATATCGCATATCCTCCTTCTCCTATTCTGTAGATGATGTAGTCGATATGAGCAACAAGATCTACACCTCAGAGTCCGATAACCCTTTCTATTTCCCTCTGAACGGAATCAACACCGTAGGTATCGGCATCATCCAGGGCATAGCCTCCACCACGCGTGCCCTCAGTCAGGGGCAGTTTGGTCAGTACCCTCTCATGGCGTTCTCCACCGATGGTATCTGGGCGTTGGAAGTCTCCTCCCAAGGCACCTATAGCAGCATCCACCCTATCAGCCGTGAGGTCTGCAGCAATCCGAAGTCCATCACCCAGCTAGACCAGTCCGTGCTCTTCGCCACAAATCGCTCCCTCAGTCGCATAGCAGAGTCTCAGGTGGTTTCCATGTCAGATGTCTTGGATGGCCCAGGCTTCAATATAGTAAGCAATCTTGGCAAGTTCTTCAACTTCTTCATTGCTGCCGAAGGCGATGATGCAGCCACCAAGACCATCAAGGCACAGATGCGCCAGCTCATAGATTTCACCTCCTCGCCTATAGATTTCTTCCAGCGATGCCAGGTTATCTACGATTACAAGAACTCTCGCATCTTCTGCCTGGATGTCAGCCAGCAGACCAAGGAAGCCTCTGCCGATACCGTAGCCCTCTGCTATTCCATCAAGGATGAAACTTGGAGCACCTTCCTCATCAAGAATGTGCTCACAGCCATCAATTCCTACCCTCACCCCTACATTCAGTATCGAGACGGTAGCGTAATAGTTTTGGATAGCGGTTACGATTACGAGGATGATACCGAGTATCATGGCATCATAGTTACTCGTACCTTGAAGTTCGATGAGGAGAACGCTCCCGATGCCATCACAGGCTACATTCATTCCCTCACGTCTGGCAGCATACCAATCATGTGGTTATATGGTAGCAATGATAATCAGAATTGGCATTACATCGGTCGCTTGGGCGGCATGAAGTCCAGCTACATGGCTACTCACAGCTATCGCTTTTTCCGCATTGCCCTCTATCTAAAGATGAAGTCCATGAACCAATATTTCGCAACTCGCCTCGAAGTCATCCGTCGCTTCAACAAGTTCTAGCCAGAAAAAATAAGAGCCTTCGCAAATCAGGAGAATCCCGATAGCGAAGGCTCTTTCCATAAACACCCAAAATAATGAAGAAAAAGAATAGCCTCAAAAATAAAAAGTCACCGTTCCAGGCGATTCCATCGCCTGGTCCCAGATAGCCCCCAAGTCCGCCTCTTAAGTAAAGCTAGGCCGTCTCAGCGTATAGTTATCCCGGCTCAGCAAGTCGCTCTTGATGTTATTGTAGTCAGCGGTAGCGCTTTCTCCATACGTTCCAGCCTTATCCGCAAACTGATCCATCAGGAACTGGCTCATCACGTAGTCTACGATGTATCTGTGGCAGTGGCTCTTCAAGGCATCCGTCACAGCCACGTTCCAGTTCGGAATCTCCAGTTTCAGCGTCACCGTCTCATAGATGGTTTCCTCCCTGTCCTTACCAGCCTTGTTTACGGTAGCAGTCGTTTCGTTCTCCTCACCGTCAATGATGGTGGTCACTACCTCCGTCCAAGTACCGTCTTCGTTGTCAGTATAGGCATACTTTCTGATGCCCTTCACCAGTCGCTCCAGGTTGTTGTTGTCCTCCACTCTACCAGTAGTCTGATAACGTTGAGCAGCCAGTTTGATGTTAGCGATGGCTTCCGTCACGGCACGGTTGATAATACTGCGAGTCTCGTCACTGTCCGGGCTTTCAATGTTGGCTCTGATGTCCTTCTGAGCTTCGTCCACCATTCCCTGGCTTATTACATAGCATCTTGCCAGTACATCATTACATACCTGCTCCATGCTAAAATTCAATGTAATCAATTTTCTATCCATAATTGCAATTATTTATATTGAAGAAAAAATTATCTCAGTTCGAAAGGTGGTCTGCCTCCGCTCCAGTCCACGAAGTCTTGATGAAAATGCTGCGAAACAAAGTCAGGGTTGCGCTCAGAGCCTTTCACCCCTCTCTGCTCATCCTTGTCTACCGCATCCACATTTCTAGCCTCAGCATCCACATCCGAAGATCCTTCTTTCTCTGTATCATCAGCAATTCTTGCAGCCTCAGCAAAGCTAAAATCCTTCTTTAGCAGCACCTCTTTGATAGCTTCCAGGTCACTTGCTCCCATGCTGGCATAGTCCGTATGGTTCATATCCGGGAAGTCGCTCAGCCATCCGGCAAGGATAGCATGAACCAGATAGTTCTGTATTTGGTTGGTAAGGACCCCACTTAGCCTAGGTGGCCAAGAAACTAAAGTCTTGATGGTGATTGAGAAATCATCAGCCAGTGCCTCTAGGTCAAACTGCTGTGTGGTCGAAGAAGAGAATCTTGCCAAGAAGTTTTCCAGGTCGGTTATTGCCTCCCGATAGTATATATCCAGTTTCGCTTCCTCGCCATCGCTCGCCCAGACGGTCTGAAAGTCCACCTCCGGGTTATGCTGCGCAATGGTGACAGATAGTCCCTCTACCACGCCCATTACGCTCTTTTTCACTATTTTTATAGTTATCGTTTTCATAAGCCTTATTCCTTTCTATGCCATAACCAAATCAGCAAACCAATCACTGCAACTACCAGGGTCCAGATGATCCTGGCTGTATACTTCCAAAGGGTAATATACCTCTGTTCTGCCTTGCTCAGTTCTCTACTCAATACATGGATAGAGTCCTGCTTTAACCGAATCAGACTGTCCTTTTGCACGATCAAGAGTTGATATTTATCCACCTTCTTACTCATAGTAGAGATAGAATCCTGTAGCTTCGTCACCTCTTTAGTGTCTCTATTGGTCACAACAGAGTGCCAACTTTCTGTTTTGATAGGCTTTCCGTTCTGGTCTACAGTGGTCGAAGTACTATCCTTTGTATGAGTTGTCTCCTTGGTCGAAGTCTCATGCTCCCGGTTACGGTATGTAGCCATCTGCTCAAAAGCAGAGATAAATCGCTCCTGCCAGGAGGCATCCAAACTTTTGGTCTTTGTTTTGTCCGTAATATAATGTTCCTGCGTCACAGTCTTCGTCTTACAACTCGTCAGAAACAACATTGAGAAATACGCTATCCATACAAACAGGTAGCTAATTAAATGTTTCGATTTCATAAGCTATTCTGTTTATAAGGCAACCATAGCCCTGGCAAGATACTTCTTTCTGCTAACCAGTCCGTTTGTGCCTCCATTTATCTTTTTCGTAATTCTCAACACATTATCCGCATCAGCCAGTTCGTTCAGCCCATTCGCCTCCCAGAACCACATAGATACGTCAACGCAAAGTTCCGGCTGTTCCAGCAACTCCGGATGCTCCAACACAGGCTGCATACTGTAGACCTGGAATATTGAGTAGTTACTTCGGCCGGTCAACTGGATGAAGCCTCTGCCCTTATACTTGGCACCATCGCCCTCATGCGTGTTGCCGAGCATCTTTCCAAGTGATCCCTTCTCATACTTCGTGAAATAAGAGTTCTTTCCTAGTTCATGGGTATAAAGAAGTTCACCGCTTTCATGCGCTATCTGGGCAAGGAAGTGCGCCCATCGTAATTTTGTATTGATGTGATACTTCTCTGCCAATTTGTTGAAATAAGGCAAATATTTATCTACCCTATTTTTCGCATTCGGCATAATCTTCAGTATCTGCTCCTTAGTTATTTCCTTCATTTCCATTTTCTTTATTGTTTTTATGTTCTTGGTATCTCTTAAACATCGGGAATTTCTCTACGAATCCAAGTGTCAGCGCATAATAAGCATAGTCCACAAGTTTATAAAAGGGCGTATCTGACACTAACATCCGTCTCAGGTTCTTCAATATGTTGGTCGTGAACAGATAGGTTGCAGCTATACACACCCACTTCACGCAAAAAAGAGCCTCTGTATCAGAATGCAAGAAATGACCGATAATAAACAATGCTGCCACCGTCACAAAGAACACTGCACAACAGACAAAGAACATACCGAATTTCTTCCAGCTCCATTCTTCACCGTTAAACACTGCAGCCACGATGCCAAACACAAGGTTCAGCCCAAATAATACCATCATGGCAATCATAAAATCCCTGATGGGAACCAGCAGACTCAGAAAAGTCCATATCGTCCCAATTAAGTAACCTCGAATATCATTCATTTTCTTTTTCATTTATCCGTCCCCACTCCGTTATGGAAACGATGCAAATATAAGCCATCATTCCCAGTTTTCTGTGTTAAGTTGCGCAACTTCATACGAAAAAAGAGAACACAAGCCCATTTCCCGCCTGCATTCTCTTCTTCTGATAGTTTTCTTTTATATATCTCTAGGTGTTATGGAATCATTTCTAGAAGAGCAAATTAATTCTTCACTCTTCGTTCTTCACTCTTCACTTAATTAAAGTACCCCCAAGCCTTGCACTTCCCATAAGGGTTATCATCATCCCTCAGCCAATTTACGGCAAGATCCACCATCTTGTCCATCAACTGCTCTTCGCTGTCCTCCGGGAACCATTTCTTCATCAGATTATAGTTGTCAGAGTAGATCATGTTCAGCACCACGGCAAAATCCCATTGGTTGTAAGGTCTGATCTCGTCCTTCACCGTCTCATAGATTTCCTGCGTCTTGGCCATGGTATAGTAAGGAGCACGATGCTCTACCTCCTTGTCATCCTCAAACACCATCTTCTTGATCTGAGCCTCAGCAAAGAAGTCGTTGAAGTGGCCGTTACCCACTACCCCATAAATCTCCTTATACAGTTTCAGGAGATCATCTTCCTCGGCATGCATCGCCACAAACTTGCCGATGATCTTGGTTACCTTCACCATCTGTTCCGGTGTGGCATCACTCTGATATTTTGTAATAAGTTCCACTAAGTTCATACTATACCTGTTTTTGTGATTTGACAAATTTGAAAATCTCGTCCAACTTGTTTTCCATCTGGTCGAGTCGCTGATTTGTTCTCTGCTGGTCACGAAATGATGTGTCCAACTCTGAGAGAAGTTGATCACAGTCCTTTACGGTCTGCTCGAAGTCCGGCATCTTATTGATGATGTCATTGGCTTGGTTCTTCAATGCGTTTACCTCGTTGATGATACTCTCCTTACTACAAGAGATTACAAGGGTGTCGCTGTATGCTGTTTGCTCAGTATCTACAACCGAGTAGATAGACTGCTTGCCATCCTCAGTTTGCACGTTTACTTTCACGTTCCTTGCCCCATAATTCGGCATTCCTGGCATAGCAGCCATTACGTTCTGCTTGCCATTCTCAAAGTCAGGGCATGGATTGGCCGTCACCTTACCTTGTTTAAATTTTCTGCTGGCTCTATCAAATAGATAGATTGGAAATCCTGCCTTCAATTCTCTGAATATCATAATCGTATCTTTTTAAAAGGATAATGCGAGGGAAACGATGGCTTACACACCATCCACCATTTCCCCCTATAATGATACTAAGCTGTAGTCAATGCTACGGTTAGACTGTCAAATATGCTCAGGCCTCTAGCCTTTCCGCATACCACATCGTTAGCCTTTTGCGTTCTGCCAACACTGGCGATAGTTACAGCCGTTGGCAGTGCTGTCTGCCCTTGGAAGGCTGCTACCCATCTTTCCGTGTAAATCAACGGCTGTGCTCTCATCACGTTTCTGTTGCCTATTACAGGCGAAATGATGGAGATTGTCGCCACGATAGGTACAAACACCGTTGTGCCATTCAGGATAGGCTGCTCATAACTGTAGGTTATGCTTGTCTGTGGCTGCACGCTGCCATTCACGCAATAAGGTCTGCAAAGCTTCTCATTGTAAGTAGCTAAGACTGAAACTTGGTTGGCTACCAATGCTGTAGTAGCCAAACCCACTGGAGAAATCTTGTTCATACCACTACGCTTCTGTTTCATTCTTTACTTTTTTACTGATAGCCACCTGCTACACCTGCGCCACATCCGCAACCGCCATTCATCAGATTGGCTAAGTAGATGTTCTGCTGCAACTGAGAGTTCTTAAACTTCAAGTCCTGAATCTCGTTAGCTTGCTCCTGGCTCCAATGCCCTGTCAAGGTGTCGATGATGCGCTGGGTGTTGTTCTCACCTGCACGGATGACGTCACACTTGTCTTGCTGCATCTGGAAACCGAGATTAGAAGCTGCTCTTTCTATACCTGCGTTGGTATAGCTAAAGCCCTGCTGCATCTGGTTAATGATGTCCTTCTGGCCCATCTGGTTCTCATAACCCATACGGATAATGTTCTGCTGAGTCTGGCAGCAGCAATCCTTCAACGCTATTGTCATCTGCAAGTTACCCTGAGAGATAGCGTTGATTACTCGCTCTGCCGAGTATCCTACCTGACCGCCAAGCTGCTGGATGCCTGCCTGAATGCCACAAATAGAGTTCTGCAAGGCGTTGAAGTCACAGTTCAGATTGCTTGCCAACATCTTAAGGTCGTTGCCGTTACCCTGGATGGCACCCATCAGCAAGTTGCTATTTTGGTTGTCTGCCATCTGGTTTCGCAAGCTCTCGATTTGACCCTGAATCTCCGCACGCTGCACGTCTGCGCCATTATCACGATTGTTCCAGTCTGCACCATACATATAGCGCATCATGCCCATCATCATCATGTAGGCGAACGGATTGTTCCACATATCATCATCGTCACGGTTACGCATCATAGCCGCCATTGCCAAAGGATTGCTGTCACGATTTGCCATCGCTCCAAGCAGACCGCCCATCATTGCATCGTTGCAACAAGAGGTAGTCTTAATTACTTCTTCTGCCATAATTCCTAAAGAAATAAAAGTTGTACATTTTGTTTATTCACACATGTAATCGATTACGGCAGCAAAGATACGAGGAACTGGCAAATTCTTTAATAACTCTATCAAAAATTCTTTTATCAACTGATTATCAACGCTTTAACATGACATAGACCCATATCAAAACCATCGTATATATATTTTCGCAAGAATATTGTATATAATTGTATATAATTTAAGGCAAAAATTGTATGTTTTAGAGCATAAAAAAGAGAGAAGCAATCTCTCGCCTCTCTCCTTTTCTACTTGTTTCTTTTCAGTCTTCTCTTGATAAACTCTCTAACATCCCATTTCTTGAAGAAATGAGAATGATCCCCAGCATTTCCCACGCTTTCCAGTTCTCCATCAGCGATAGCCCTTCTTAGGGTAGATTCGCTGATATGCGCCTCCTTCTTCACCTGCCCGGCAGTCATATAAGGATTCAGCATGAACGGAATCTGCTCGCAAAGATTGTCCAGATCATCATCGCTCATTCCACAAGCCGTAACCTTCTCTCCATTCTTCTGCTGTTCTGCAGCCTTGAAGCAAGCATCACTCATCGCCTTCAACGCATTTCCCAGGGTCTCATAATTCAACATTTTTTCCATATATCAATAATTTTACAAGTCCTCTATTATTTGCAAATTTTCCTTCCGATTTTCGTTCTATTGATAATCATATCTGCAAAAGCATACAGATAGAACATAGCTGTTACGGCCATCACCGTATAGCAAGAATCTATCATATCCTTAGTGGTGTACCAGTTCCATTCAACAAGATGTGCAGAATTAATGCCGAAGAAATAGAAGAAAGGTATTCTATACCACCAGCACAAAAAGAAAAATCTACTAGCCAAAATAGTCACCATCGGAAGAATATAGACCATAAAATAAATGAAAAGATAACAGGGAAAATTCTCTTCATAAGGAATAAACATTTCACGAGGATGCTGGCTAAAATCCCATATACCATACGCATGAAAACACATGATGATGAAAGGCACATACTTGCAGAACCATCTGAAGAATTTCAAGATTCTCCTTGAATACCTGTTGCCATGCTTCATAAGCATTCCCATCAGTTCCGTCACATCAATGTCCTTTATCAACCGTTGGACTTCGACTTTTTGTTCTTCTGTCATGAAAAAACCTCCTTTTGCCTATATCTACGTTTTTGACAAAATTACAATTTTTTGCTCAAATCAATTCATTTTGAGTAAAATTTTAAAGTTAAACTTTGCTAAAGTAACAATCTGTAAGCAAATTATTCGTATAATTGCACCAATTAAACATTCAAATTTATGAATAAGAAAATTATAGCCTATATACAAGAAAAGGGAGTGCTAAGCAACACTCCCCTTTTTTTATCTATCTAACATCTTTTATTCTATATCCTTATATTCAGACATGGCATCAAAACAAGGACAATACTTCTTCCATTTCTTGCAGTCTGTCCCCCAAATGTCACGGTGGCCCATGATCTTTGCATCCGGGAATTGTTGCTTAAGTTTATGAAGCAGCAAAATGAGAGCATCCTTTTGATCTGGAGTGCGGTTGTCGATAGGCTTGCCGTGGCTGTCGATGCCACCCATATAGGCAACGTTGATAGCAGAGGAGTTATAGCCCTTGACTCCGTTGCTGACCAGCTCTATGGCGAGAAGCTGATGGATGCCACCATTGATGTCAACCACGTAATGATAACCAGGATATTTCCAACCCTTCAGACGAAATTCAGCCTTGAGATCCTCGATGCTCTGACGTTGCGAGCCAGCTGTACAATGAACAAAAATTCTTTCTATTTTTCTCATTTTGAAACAAATAGTAGTTTGCGTTACTTTTTCTCCTCTTCGAGTAGTCCCAAGGAATCTTGGTAGAAGAGAGGGAATCCCTGTCCGAAGTCCTTCAATAACTTAAACTCCTTATCGTCAAGCTCAACCTCACCATCCGACTTGTATATCTTCATAGCCAATGCCATATAGCCGATGCCTCTGGCGTTCTGGTACATGGCATTTGCCAACTCTTCTCGGATGTCTTTGGTTATATACTCATCCTTCTTGATGCTTGTTGCAACCTGCAACGCAGCGAAATTAATCTTCTTCATAATTATTATAATTAAATTGTTATTGTTAATATTCTGATATTAATTATATCTATTCGTTATGACAAATCTTCAAATCGTTCTTTATGATTTACCTACGTCCTCAGAGGTGATTTGCTCCTCGGAAACTGTGCTGGCTTCATCTGCTTCTTTATCCAACGAAGCAAAATTGATAACCTTTGCACTGCTGAAACTACCTTCGCTATACAGAGGATTTCCATTATATGATACATTATATGCAGTAATAAGTGTATCTCCTTCATAAGGGTCAAAATATACATGCAAGTTAATATCTGTTGCTACAATAGAAGAACTACTACCAGCCTCTTTTTCTATAAGTGGAATACCTTCAATTCTAACACCTCCTTCCTGATTCTCTGCATCTTCCAAAGTTGGATATACTATAACACCTAAGTTACTAAAACTATAACTAGTCAAAGTGCTTGATGTACGAACATAATTGCTTTCAGAAGCACAAGTAGAAACATCACCATTAGCATCCTGATATTGAGCAAGAATATTATATGTCATTCCCTTTGGTGGATGAGAGGAAGAGAATGTGTACTTGAAATTGCCCGACACTTCTAGAATACCAGAAAGCAACATAGGATTTCCGTCACCATTAAGCACATATTGACCTGCATAATCAGTTCTTTGATTAACAGTTTTATCTGCTATATTAATTGTTGCTGTATCATAAGTATAAGGTTTATCCTTATCAGACTTCAAAGTATATTCCTTATATCCTACATAAACACTATGTTGCAATGAAAAACTATTAAAGAAATAATTATCTTCAACACCTCCAGTTGTGCATAGAAGAAGATAAACTCTTATAACATCACCAACATTACAACTAAAACCACAACCTCCATCTGATATAGGAGCACCAGAACTAAACTTAACCAAAAATTGATAGCCTTCATCATCAAGATTTGTATCAATAGGGTCAGGTTTAGAATAATAACTACCTATCTTCTTTGTAACATTATATAGATAAATAGCAGGATATACTTTGCCATCTGTAGTTTGTGTAAGTATTTGAAATATATCTTTTAATGACACACATTGATTAGGATAATCTATATCACTTGTATTAGTAGTCCATATACTAAATGTTGCAGTCTGTGATATAAAAAACTCTTTAGTATTAATTGGATATGATGGATAAATTGGTGGTTGAGCATCATCCCAATAACCTGCAAAATCAGAAAGACGATAAGGAGATTCATCACCTCCATAAGGTCTGTTATATGTCCATTTTGCTTTATCATCATCAAAGTCTGATTTTCTAGATACCAAAGGAATAACTAAAGCTGCATCATTAACAGTGTTATTTCCTAACCACCAACCTAATCTTCCACTAGGTGCAGTCCAACTTTTACCATCAGAATTTAATGTGTCAGGAACAAACTTCTTTCTTAGGTTAACTGGTTTGTACTTAGACCACATATTTATGTTGTTACTCTTACATAGAGTAGCAATATCATTACTACTCTCATTAAGTACGCTCTTTACGTCTTCAAGTGTAACTGGAGCAGTAATAATTCCATTTACTATACTCATGTCTTAATTCTTTAAACAAGTTATACCACCAGTAGCTTCAATCTTGCCATTTACAACAAGATTACCATCTACCATAATATCACCATCAATAGTACCAGGAGATACATATTTCACTACCTCCTTGGTTACTACTTTCTCTGTTGTTATGTTGGCATTAAATACCTTTGCCAACCATTGAATAAATTTCTTCATACAATTCCTTTCTTTAAATGTTCAACACCTATAGTACCATCATCAATAACAGATATATCTAAATACATATTCTCAGTTATACAAATACCAAACATACATCTATTATGATGAGACTTACCTGCATAAATAATTGGAATATTACCAAGTTCCAAAACTGCTCTTATCTTATAGAGAAGTTCCTTAATTTGTATTGCTTTATCTGTATAAGGTTGTAGCATTAAGTCAAAGTCAGTAACTACACTACCATGAACTGCACTACACCAACCATTAGCAACACAAGTTCTTTCTATAGCTGGATATATACTAGCATATAAAGCAGCTCTTCCATTTATATTTATATTCTTATTCATAATATTTTAGCTTATATCAACACCAGTAGATGGGGAAAATCGATATGTTCTACCATTGTAATTAAATTGAATAATAAAAGTCAAATCATTTGCTTCAATAATTTCAAAATTACTAACTCCACTAAAAGATAAAGAATCACAATCTAAATTTTTAAAATAAGCATCTCCTTGTGAACTTAAATAATAATTTTGGTCCATACCATCAAGATATATATAATTAGACAGAGTAGGATTTGGACTACCTAAGTAAACATCATTGCCAATCTTTGTTAAGCTAAGACTATTAGATAATTCTATGCTATTCTTAACATTGAAAGTATTTGCAGTAACACTTCTAAAAGTAAAGTCAACATTATTACTTGTTGTAGCATTATTACCTACACCAAGTGCAGTTATACCACCAGTAGCATAAACATTTCCTTCTATTTTGAAAGCATTATTAGCTGCATCCCAAGATATTCTTCCACCATTAGTTTCAGAACCAAAATGTATTTGATTTGAATTAACATCGAAGACATTGCTCTTGAAATCATAATGCTTGCTCATATTGTCGGTATAAACCTTAGTTGCATAAGCATCCAAATATATCTCTCCATCAGATAATTCTTTCAGTCCATAACCAATATGGAGTGTATTGTTTGTGCGGTCAAGCATATTGCCGTTGTTCATATAAAGCTGAATAGAACCACCTCCTGCTGTACCCATATACAAGTTTCCATTGATGTTACCGGTTCCATTAAAACTATGTCCCCAAATGAGTCGTGGGTTTGCCAACTGCGTTGCTTTTTTAGCATTATCTACTGTGATGCCCTGCACGTAATTAGAGAGACCATTGATGTCACTTGTTGAATGGGTGTGACTGCTAGGTGTAAATGTACTTGGCTTGTTAGTCACATCTGTCCAAGATACACTTGTTGACGTAGAACCACCACTTCCACCAGTAGCAGATAAAGTAATCTGTGAATGACTATCCCAAGTTACATTAAGTCCGCTACCAAAGATTATCCTGAAGTTAGATTCACCATTCCAAGATTCTTCTGAACTATCTTTATAGAAATATAACCTACCAGAAGTAGTACCACTAGAACCACTTCCACCACCAGAAACTGAAATCTCATAACCTAAACCTACCTTTGATATAGAAAAACCGCTTTTGAACTTTAAATATGCAGCAGAACTACCATCATAAGTAATATAGTCAGTATTTGATGAACCATTGTATATGGTGAACGGATAGCTGGATGAAGATGAGCTGCCATTACCATTATTAGCAACAACAGACAAATCCACCGATATTTCATTGTCGCTATTTATAAGTATTGGGGTAGAGTTCCAATTTTCACCGTATTTAAAGTTAATACTAGTGCATGATAAGACATCACCATTACTATCTTTCAATGTACTACCGTTGCGCTTGATTCTGATACCGCCACCAGTTCCTCCTGTTGCAGATACGGTAATCTGATTGTCAGACTTCTCAACCTTTAGTCCATCACCGAAGTAAAGATTCATGTTCTTCGAACCGTTGAAGCCCAAGTTGTTGTTGGGCGAACCGACATAAAGATTTCCAGTCGTGCTGCCACCACTGCCGCCCGATGTACCGCCACCGCTGCCAAGAGCCGTTATGCCACCAGTGGCATATAAGTTTCCGTAAAAGCACAAGTCACCGTTCTTGTCAAGATGGAGTTTCTTTCTGATGACTGTTTCCCCATTTGTTGATTGGAACTCTATACCGGTGACACCAGACATTTCGCCTGTAATCGACTTAGACGCAGGGTCAAACTTTCTTCCCCACCAACTGTACTCAGAGAGGTCGATGCTTGTACCACCGCCTGTATTGCCACCACCATTATTCACAACAGGAGTCTTCCATCCGAAAGATTTACCATTCCAATAGAGGTAGCCAGTTGATGTCGGCATATCCATCTTGTTCAGCTCCGTCACAAACGGATTCAACTTGATGGGTTTCCATGAATAGGTGGTGTCCTTCCACACACCTGCCTCGTCACACACGTAAACACTGCCATCGACTATCGCCCAATCGGTCACGGTAGGCGATGGCACTGCTTGCTTCAGCTCGTCAAGGGTTCTGTAATAATATCCCTTGTTGCGTCCTGTGCCGTTGTATGTGAAGAACTTGTATGAATCACCATTCGTCAAGGTCACGGTGATTTCATTCTTTCCACCATCCACGTTTGACGTGGAAGTCTGTGCGATGCTGCTCACGCCCACACCACGCTCACCTTGCACCACGCCAAAGCTTCTGTACTGACCGTTTCGAACCGTTCCGTTCGTACCAGTCCAAAGATAAAGCTCGCCATTGTAGAAATAGCCAAACCGTTTCTCCTCGTCCGTTGGGTTCAGAGGAAAATCGCTCTCGCTGACACAAGCCTTTGAAAACAATAAGTTTTGAACGGTTGAAAGCACCTCGTCCCAATAGGAATCACGGTTCTCGTTCACGCACCACGTCCCACGATCAGGATTCCACCAATGCTGCCATCCGTTAATATCCACATAGTCCCCATCGACACCTCCGTTCGGATATGCCCTGTTGACCTCATACACGTTCCTGTACGTCCCCTTAAAATGCAAGGAGTTCTTATCCATATCAGCTAAAATTTGAAAGTTTACTAAATCGCTCAGCCAAATCGGCTTGCTGGTTACTGCCCAAGTAGATGCTCGCCGCACGGTATATCACGTTTTGGCGGCAAATGTCCAGGAGCGCAACGGTCAGTCTCGAATCATCGCCGACGGCCTCCACCTTAGCCTTCGGAATATATGTAAAGACTTCCACTAGATGGTCATAGACATTATCCACCGTACCAGAGACATGGCTGCTGTACCGCCCTGCCGTGAAGTACATCAGCACACGGTTGCCACCGCTGCGCACGGTCAGGAATCCCCTTGGTTTCTGAGGCGTGCCACGCCCCCACCGTGTGGCTTGCATCCTAGCCTCCTGGCTCTGTATCGGCAACAACTCATACAAGCTCTGCTGCCAACTTCTCAGCCTCAACTCATATAGGCGCAAGAAGTCATCGGGAACGATGAGATAGCCATGTCCATCGGTGTATTTGTACTGGATTGACGTGTAATCTTGCTCCACGCCCGACACGGATGCCTTCACATGCTGTGGAATAAGAAAATCAGCTGGAGCCTCAACAAGCAACATGTTAGCCGCCGACTCCAGGCACTGACGGATGATGACATCAGTGTCATCCACGATGAGGTCATTCATGTCATCATGGCTTATCTCACTGATGGCCTTCCGCACCTCTAAAACTAGTTCGCTCATCAACGCTTCCATATACATTATTATATTATAAATGTTAGAAATCCATCTCCACGCCGTTTTTCTTCGCCTCGTCCTTCACGCTCTGGGGGCTTTTCAGCTTTCTCGTATCTACGCCAAAGGTCTTGGCAAGATAGTTCTTAGCCTTGGTGATATTCTCGAAGTGAAGGGCGTTCTCGTTCGTCACATGCTCTTCTTCATGCTTCTGCACCTGCACATCTTCGGGCTGACTCTCATCAATGATACGCCCAGCCTTCGTTAGCGGATGCTTTCTGATGCAGTCTGCCACCTGTTTATTGTCCGTGAGGTATGAATAAGCATTGTTACTGCACCGTTCAAACTCCACGCTCTTGATAAGTCCGCTAGGCAGAGTCACCACAAAGATGAGCATACTGTTTGCTACAAATCTATACATATCTTTTGTGTTTATGGGTGAAGGGATAGCGAGACCATTTCAGCCTCAACTATCCCCGATTTTTGATATATGTTAGAAAACTATCAGTTCCCTTTTACGATGATTAAGCTGCCTCCTGAATCTGCTCATCGGTCACACCGTCTTCAGTGAAGGTTGGACGAGATACACGTGCATGGGCATCAGGGAATGTCAGAACCCAGCAACTATACTCTTCCATAACCACACCTGCAGTGTTGCGAATCAGGAGATCCTTTGCGTTGAACTCGTTTCGTGACCAAGTACCGAATACATATTTGTCAAGATAACGAGCATCCAGGCAGAAGGCTCTACCATCCATACCCCAGGAGTTAAAAGCATCATGGCGATAGATGAGAATCTTAGTTCCCATGCTCTCAAACTTCTCGAAGTCAAGTTTCCATCCCTGGTAGTCCTTTTCGGTCTGGGTAATGATACGCTTGTTAGAACGAAGATTAGCAAATGCCTGATAAATCAGGTTGTCAACGAAGAGCAACTTTGTACGGCTGGAGTTACCAGCACCCTTCAACATGGATGCAATAAACTGGGTCAACTCCTTCTCGCTAATCACATATTCATATACCTGCTTTACCTCTTGCTTTGTACCGGAAGAAGACTCATCAGGTACGGTCACTTTTACGGTTACAGGAACAAGAGTACCATCTGCCTGCTTACGCATCTTTGGCTCCCAGTGACCAATCTGTAAGTCCTTACCTGCTTCCCAGAAGATGCCACCCATGGTATAGACTAGACCTACATCCTTGCCTCCGTTCGACATAGAGCGATAACCAAACAGTCCGCTCAACTCCTGACCTTGGCGCATATCGTCCATAGCCATCTTCTCCTGTCGGGTGAAGTCCCACTGTACCTGGGTCTTGCTCATACGGTCGATAAGAGACTCCTCCACCTGCATGATGAATCGCTGGCAATACTGGAAGCTCTTATCAGGCATAGAGTAGTAGCTACCTGTCTCTACCTCTTTTTCACCAGCAGCTCGTCCCAGTCGCATTACAACAGTACCTACAGCAATATCCTCTGGAAGGTCTCTGTTTCCGCGTGCATTGTTCTTCTTACCGTTCAGCGCATAGCATGTAGGGTTTCCGTCATTGTCTACCTCAGTTACACGCAACTGCAAAGGAATCATTTCGCTTCGGTCAGTACCATTGTCCTTAAAGCCCAGATAGCTGTTCACCATGATAATGTCGCCTACACCGAATACGGTAGGGTTCTCCACCTTCAAGGTTACAGAACCACCATTTGTGGTTTTATTAACCTTTTCCGTCAATTTTGTTTTGATTGGTCGCTGACCGATGGAATAATACTCGATGCGGTTACTGTCCACAGGAGTCATTCGCTTCGAGGCTCGAAGAATCTGGTCGATTGGGCAACTCTCCAGCTTCATTTCCACCACGGTAGGGTTCACATGAGCCACATAGTAGTCCCAGTTGTTCATCTTCTCCTGCTGCTCCTGGCTACCACCCTGCCACTTTGGACCCGTGCCACCAACACCTGGCCCATCAGTTGGACCTGTAGGGCCACCGCCACCTTCACCTGCCGGAATATTAGGAGGAGTTTCTGCCATAGCATAAGAGCTGCCACCACTCAGAATCATGACGAAAATCGCCATCATGAATCCAAACCATTTCTTAAACTGTTTCATAATCTGTTAATTTTTAAACTATTAATTATTAATTATAAATTCTTAATTGATAAGAGCTACATTCCAACCATCTTGCTGTACACCTGTTCAGTACGGCTCTTCTCCTTTGGAAGAGAAGGAGCACCACCGCCACCATTGATGTTGATGTTCCGCTTGCCACCCTGTTTTCCATCGTAAAGCTGCCTCTGCTGGTCTATTTTCTCGTTCTTGCCACGCTTATAGCCTCGCTCCTCAGCATCAGTAACAGCCTTGTCAAAGTCCTTGATCTGGAAGAGGCGCAAGAAGTCTGCCTTCTTCAAGTCATACCGGACAGCTCTCCATACGAATCCATCATCATCGTGGTCTTCGCCATCCTCGCTACGCTTGTACATCCATTCTATCAGGTCATTGATAGACTCAGGCTTAATCTTGGCTTCCTTCATGGCTTCATCAAGCTCCTTATCCTCTTGCTCCATGTTGGCTGCAAGTTTCTCCTTGCCCTTGGCTAGCTTCTCACTCGCATCGAGCTTTTTCTTCTCGCTAGCCTTCAAGCGTTTCCTTGCCTCCTCGTCACCATTGATAGCTTCGATGTAGTCCTGACCCAGCTCGTCTATCAGGTAGTCGATAAGGTTAAAGTCGCCACCATCAGCATTTTTCTTGGTCACAAGACCTGTCACCAACCCAGGAGCATGAGGATTTTCTTTCAGCATATTGTTGAAGTCGTCCATCTTTTTCTTGCTTTGGTCGTACTGGTCGTAATCGGTCGCAATTTGGTCAAAAACAGCCTCATCATCGTCCATATTCAAGTCCGGATAACGCTGAGCAAGACGCTCTCTGAAAGAATCTCGCTTTGACTTAACTTTCTGATTATCAATAGTTTCTTTTGCCATAAATATTCATTTTTAATATTTGTGTGCTAAATTAAGGAAAATTTCGCATAACCTTGTGTTAAGTTCTGCATCTTGATGAATTAATTTTGTTGGTATGAAACATCTAAATTCCATATCCGAAATTTACCTTAAAAGAGACCAAGAAATGTATCTGCTCTTTCGCAAGGCCAAGAGGATGGTAGAATATCCTACCACCATGTCTAAGATATGCGATTACATCGCCAAGATGCCTGCCTCTTGCTATTATCTTGCCGATAGCACAGCCTATCGGTATGTATGTAAACGAATCAAGGGGGATAAGCCTAAATTCGGCAAATACCAAGCCCAGAAAGAAAAACTCTTTGAAGATTTCTATCAGGATTTCTTGCGTCTCCGGAAAATGGATCAATACAAGGAGTACAATACCAAAAATCTTGTGTATGTATGCCTGAATCTTCCTGCGCCCAATTTGGGTATGGCTCCACGCTACATACAGATGAAAATAAACAATTATTTCCGCAATAAGAAAACATCATTCATAACTCGATAAATCACTTCCATTATGCGTACATTATATATTACACTTCTCATCATCCTCCTGATGGCTTTCATCATTCCGCTTCATGCCTCGCTGGCTGTGTCTCCATCATCGCCATTATACACCCATTTCGCCTATATGTTCGGTCATGCCAACTTTATACACTGGGGTATCAACGGCTGGTGCATATTGATGGTTTATCATCAGTTCCGCTTCCATCGCCTACTGGCTGCCTGGCTCTGTTCCGTGTTGTTGTCGTTCATATACTATCCGGCATTACCTGTATTGGGTGCTTCCGTATTGATTTCTTTCTTCATGGGATTCTCTGCGCAATGGTATTATCGGTATCACCGCATCTACTTCTGGCAGATGATGCTCGGTATGGCTATAGGTTTCCTTCTCCCTTACATAGCTGGTATCTTCCACATAGTCCTATTCTGTTTAGGTTTCATTTATGCTAAGGCAGAGAGATTTATCCGACATGCCAACACACTTAACATTTGACATTCAACACTGAACATTATTATATATAACGAATGCCAGTAGCAAAATCCTCCTTAAAGGTTCGACCTCAGCAGCAGATTTCTGATAAGAAGCTCAAAGAGATTCTTGAAGAAGATAAGAGAAGACTCCAAAGTCTCCTCGCAAGCTATCGTCCCATTACTGGAGAGAATGCCCCTGGACTTCGATTCGAATGCATCATTACAGATTTCTTGAATGGAAAGAAACTCTGGCTCCCGGTAGAAATGTTGAAGGAAAAGAAGTTCTGCGCCATCATCAAATGTGGTTCTATAGAGGCCTTTTGCGATAAGTACATGCCAGACTTCGACCAAGAGAAGGCTCGCGATGCTGTCTTCCGCTATCTCATACGTCTGCGCTGTAAGCACGATTTCTATTTCTTCGCCTATGCCTATGCCCGAATCAAGAATAAGGATGGTGGTGAGGATATACCTTTTCTCCTCAACCATGGACAGATTGGTCTCGTAAAGGATTTTGAAAGACAACGCCTTCATGGAGATTTAGGCTCTATCCTGATCATTCTCCTTAAATGTCGCCAGTGGGGTGGATCTACTGCTACAGATGTATATATGGGATGGATTCAGATATTCTGGATGACCAACTGGAATAGTAACATCATTGGTCACCAGTCATCATCTGCCACCCAGGTGTTCGATATGTACGAGAAATTGATGAATGCCATTCCTACATGGCTGTTCTATGATATTGGAATACCTTTTAAAGAGGATTCACGCAAACTCAAAACATCAAGCACACAGAATAACATCAAGTATCTCATACCACGCGATTGCAAGATACAGACTGGTTCCGCTCGTAACCCAGAATCATGCCGTTCTGCCGATGCAGCCATGGCACATATCACAGAGGAAGCCTTCTTCCCGAATACTACCGAGTGGACTCCCCAGAAGGTTATCAACGCTGCGGTTTCTTCTATCCGTGTCACCGTGCCATTAACATTCATCGTCCGAGAGTCAACACCAAACGGACGTGAGAATGAGTTCCATGATGAATGGGTCCGTGCCAACTCTTTCGATAAGGATGGAAAACGCCTCTCTATCTACACTCCATACTTCGTGCCATGGTTCGATATTGAGAAGTATATCCTTCCTTTCAAGACAGAGCAAGAGAAAATAGACTTTGTTATCTGGTTATACAAGAATCGTGAAGATGAGCAATATCATGGCTCTTACTTCTGGTGGCTTTGGGAAATCAAGGGTGCTACGCTCGAAGGAATCCATTGGTATGTGAACGAGTGCAAGAAGTATAATGATTTAGACGGTATGCGCCAGGAATACCCTTCTGATGATGTAGAGGCCTTCCTCTTCTCTGGTACTACAGTCTTCGACCCATACAAGTTGAAGGAAATGGAAGAGGACTGCAAGGGTATTGAGCCTATCATGGTGGGCGACATCGAAGGTGACTCCTATGATGCTGCCGATGATGCTTGCATGAATAATATCCGTTTTGTTGAGCGTTCCGGTGGACCTCTTAAGGTATGGGATGGACCCGACAACTCCGAGATTGTCAAGCATCGTTACATTGTAGCCTGCGATATTGGTGGATCACATAAAACCTCCGACTTCTCAGATATAGTAGTCTTCGACCGTTACGATGAAATCTACGGTGGCGTTCCTGAGCTGGTAGCCGAATGGCATGGCCACTGCGATGCCGATCAGTTAGCCATGCGATGCGCCCAGATAGCCCATTTCTATAATGATGCTTATCTGGTCATTGAGAACAATACCGCTTACTCTCGCATGAACAATACCGAGGGCAACCAGTCAGAGCTGTTCTTCCCTATCCTCCTCCCACTCTACGACAACCTGTATAGTGCTTCCCAGTCCAAGTTGAAGAAGGTGAAGAATATAGAGATGAAATGGGGATTCAACACCAACAAGAACACCAAGGTGGCAGTAGTAAAGACAATGGCAAGAATCATCCGTGATGGTGGTTATATGGAGCGAGAACTAGCAGCCATAGATGAATGCACCTATTTCCTCTATTACAAGCAAAACGACTGCTACGGTGCCATAGCCGGAAAGCATGATGACCGAGTGATGGCTAGAGCCATTGCCCTCTACGTAGAAAAGGACATGCCTGCCCCGGAAATCATCCCATTCCGCTCAAAGTCCGATATAGAGCGAGAACGCCTCCGCAACCGCCCACCTGTAGTAGCCGAGCTGTCAGGCATAGGTGGTGGCAGCTAGCCCTCTCTCTGAGCCACCGTTCCAGGCGATTCCATCGCCTGTCCATATAAGTTAACAATTAAAAGTAAAAAGAAAAATGAAACAAAGTTATTCAAACCTGCTGCGTAAGATGCTGATAGCCATCTACCAGCCAGTAATCACTCGTATCGAGCTTTTCCGCTCAACTCGCATGTGGCAGAAAGGCGTAAAAGTCACCCTAGCCAAGTACCAGGAAGGAGGCGCTCCACGCTTCTACATGCTCTACGACCAGTCCCACAAGGATTGGGCTATCATGACCTACGACCCCAACCGCAAGCAGCTCCTTGCCTACCGTCGCCTGGTTCAGCTTGGCAAGTGGAAGGCAACACGTTATTTCAAGAATGTGGAAGACATCAAGGCTGCCTCCTACTACTACACCCCTTCCAAGTGGGGAGCAATCGGCTGCGATGCCGACAACAAGGTCAGAGCAAAGAAATTGAAGCAATGGCAAGAGTATTACATGTATCGTGTTTCCGTCCCGATGGAAAAGCTACGCTCCTACAAGAAGAAACATGGAATCTCTTAAGCCCACACAAAAAAGGAAGAGAAAGCCATCACGGTTTCCTCTTCCTCAACCTTTTTACCTTTAAACTAAAAAACTTAAAGTCTATATACAACGTTATCATTTTTATGTAGCTGTAGATGCCGATGGCAAAGCAGCCAAATCATTTGTACCACCGTTTCCATCTTTCAGATGTGCTGCTGGCGTACCAGTCTGCTGTTGTTCAACTCCTGCTGTAGGCATTTCGCCATTCGCTTGCTGCTGCGCTTGCATGGCTTCTAGCTTCTCCAACTGCTCCTTGAAGTACTTCTTCATTCTGTTCGTACCAGGGAATTGTCCTACGGTCAGCATCGTATATGGGTCCATCTTACCGCTGGTCATGAAATTCCAAGCCATATCGTTGTTCGTGGCCCTGATAATTGGGCTGTAAGCATCCAGGTCGATGGCTACGTCCAGATCCATATCCCTCATGGTCTCCGGATTGAAATGTATCTCGAAGTCATCCCCGGTCAGTTTCACGCTGTCCGCTGCGGTACAAAATTCCTGTATCAGGTAAAGTTTCTTCTTGGCCACACGTACCTTAAAGTTGTTGAAACTCTCAACAAAGTCCTGTATGGTGGTAGATGATGATTCTCTTTCCAACTGATATTGCTTACCGCTGGTATTCCGGTGCTGTCCTTGAAGAGCACCCTGCACACCACTTCCCTCGCTTGCCATCGTCTTGGCAAAGTTCACCATGAAGTCAACACCTGCTGGAATACTCTTGTTGACCAGTGTCTGAGGTGGTTTACCTCCATTCTTCGAGTTCCACAAGATAATACTATCTGTTTTGGTATAGTTCACCTGCATTTCATCAATGCTCTGTTTCTCGCTCAATGCGTTCTCGTCCACAAGCATCGTTCCCTTGGCACCATTCGCTACAATGAAGTTGATCATCATCATATAATGGTTCAAGGTGCGCTGGTTGTTTTCGGCTCGCATCGTAAAACTTCTTACCTCGCCATTCAAGCATGGATAGGCAACGAAGGTGTATGGATGGATAGAGGTTCTGAATCCGTCCCTGAGCACATAGTATGGTGATTCCCTGGCATCCAGCAGATAGCCATTCGGTGTGATATATCTTCTGAACCAGTAGGTTTCAGCCTCATCCTTAATTTCGATGGTCTTAAGTTCAGAAGGGTCTACATAGTAGATAGGCTCACCGTTCTCATCGAGCACAGGTAGGCCATTTTCATCTTTCATGATGTTGGATTCCTCTATCTTGCGCTTCTTTTCCTCATAGAAGGCTCGCTGGTCAGGAGAAGCATAGCCGCAATCTCCACTCTCCCAGTCATGTACCCAAATAGCTGGTCTGGTTTCTTTTGTCCAGATTTCCAATACCCGGTACTTGCCTACTACTGAAGAATGGGTGAAATCATCTATTCCGGCATACTGGGCTTCACCAGTCGGGTGATAAGTCTGTTCTGGCGCAAAATGGTGCTGCGTCTGTAGATAGATCTCACTGAGTTTATTAGCCTCTTCCTTGCTTCCATTTGTAAAGGTAGCAATAATCTCTCGCCAAGTAAGATCATGAGCCTCAGCAATAAATTCCACATCGCTTAGGTCATAGCGAAAGAAAGGTGGTAAAGCTAACTTAAAGATGTCTACTGAATAGTCAAAGATACCATTCTTGCCATCCCTTCTGCCATAATAGGTTTTCATGCCTATAAAGGCAAAGCAGCAGAAGGCGTAAAACATTCTCGCATCTAACTCTTGCCTGTCGTTCAAGTTGTCGTTCTGACGAAGATATTCATTGAAGAAACTGATATAGTCTTCCTCGTTTGGATCCACGGCACTACATGTAGCAGTACTGCGCTGCTGGCGCACAAGACCTACGAGCGAAAGAAGTTTGTCTCCGATTACATCGTATTCCAGTATTGGCATACCTTTCAGTTCCATATACTGCCGGATGGTAATCTTTCTTCCGTTCCATTCTATCAGCTCTTCCAACTGTCTTCCCATCACGAAGTCTTGCGCTCGCTTCCACTTCTTTCTCAGTTCTGCACCATCATAGAAGTATTGGCAAGCCCATTGCAGCAACAGAAGATTGCTTTCGCTCTGCGTAAACCGCTCCCGACTCACTCCTTCAAGTGAGTCGGGTCCCGGCTCTGCATAGTTCGATATGTCATTTATTACATGATTGTCAACCATAATTCTTAATTTTTCGCCAAAAATACCGCATTTTTCTCGCTTATTAGTGATAAGTTGCGCAACTTAACATTACTTTCTCATATTTTCTCCTTATTTTTGTTCCGCATTTCAATTTAAAACGTTTTAAATCATGGGTAAATCAATCAATGTACATGAAGCATGCGTCATTACTAAAGATGATAAAGGCAACTTGTCTCTGGTAGGAAAGGCAAAAGAAGCCCTTACCTCCTTAGATAAGCACAAGGTTGCTATCCACATCAAACTCTGCGATAGCAAAAAAGATGATGTAGAAAAGTTCCTTCAGGAAAATAATGTTCCTTTTACCTCTATCACCGCAAAGGGTGAATCACCAGAAGGTAAAGATGAAAAGGGCGAGAAGAAGAATGATTCTACAGTTACCGTTGTTCCTAGATCCAAGTTCGTCACGCTCGATGGCGATTGGTCCTGGTGTTTGGATAGCATCGTCCAACGGCTCTGGGGCGAAAAAAAGAAGGAGAATCCGAAGAGTGAGCAGCAGCGCATGGATGACAGCATGGCTGATTACATACGCTGGGCAACACCAAAAAATGAACCAGATAAAGCATCTGGTACTTCTCTCGGATAACATCGCTCCAACATCTTCAATTTTCAAAATACGATTTTTATCTTTTTGTTAAAAATAAAATTTATTTGGAATTTAGAATTTTACGACTATCAAAAAGGGACTCGCTGTGAAGCAAGTCCCTTTTTCTGTTTGTAGAAATATAGAACATTTCCTAAAGTGAAGTAGCCCGAAGGCTACTCCATTCCGTTCAGCTTTTCAAGCAGCTCCTTTCTGGTATTCCGAATCTCTACCAGTTTGGCAGCATCGTTTGTACCATCCATTTGCTTCTTAGCCTTATTCATCTTTCTTCTTGCAGCAGAGATAGCCTTTCTAGCCGCAAACAGCCGTTTGTTGGTCTTGCTGTTCTTGAAGACATTTGCCTTCGCCTTATCAACATCCTTCAAGCGCTGATACTCCTGATAAGTCTCCAAGGTTCCGTTCCAGACGTTCTGTATTCTCCAGTCCTCCGTCACGTCCTCTGCCTTAGCCTTCATCAGGTACTTGCTTTCAGCCTTCTCCATTTCCTTCAAGTCTTCATCACCGTTCAGATAGCCCTGCACCATGTCCAGAGCCTCCTTCTGTGTGAAAGCCTTGTAATCACTCTGCGAGAGGAATTTCTTCATCTTCTGGCGCATCTTCTTCTTCTCCGTGATACTCTTGGCAGCATCAAAGCGTTTACTAGCCTCCTGTAAGGAAGTCACTCCATCATTCATTTCCGCAATCTCCAGTGCCTTCACGCTGCCGATGGCAGCCTTAATCTGAGCCTCAGCATCAATACCATTGCGCTGGCAGCTCTGATAGGTCATCACCACGCCTTCCATGTCACCGCTCAGGATAAAGTCCTTGAAGTAACTCTGAGCCTTCCATGGAGAGAAACCCTTGCTAGATGGGAAGAAGAAATCCACAGCCTTGAACTCCTTGTTCTCCTGACTAGGAATCAGGAAAGGTGCCCAGTACAGAGCATCCTTGTACAGCAGTCCGATGGTTTTGCCATACTTGCGCTGAATCTCCTGATCCGCATGGCTGGCTTGGAAATCGCTCAGATAGTTTATATTGTCCAAGGTCATTCTCACCATAGGGTTAGCCTTACCTATCATTCGCTGTACCATAGGTCCAGGGAACTCCAGTTCTCCCTTATGGTTGAAGAGATATTCCGGAACCTCACGGAACTGCTTGCCATGTCGGATATACATTTCCGTTCCGTCCGCATATCTGCCCATAAAGATCTTGCTCTGCTGACCAAGGCTGTTGCCTCTCATCAGATAGTCATACCATTTCATACCATCAGGATAAGCCAATTCGTAAGGACTACGATAACTAGGATTGGTCTTCCTGATTTCCTCAGCCTTCTTGCGCTCCTTCTCCTCGTCCATAGCACGGAAGGCAGCATTGATACCATTGGCAATTGCCTCATAGAATACCATGAATCCGATACCATAACAGAGGAGTGCAGAAATCTGTCTGCTCCTTCTGCCCTCGTCCTCCGGTGTAAGCTCCTTATGCCAGAGTCTCTGGTAGTACTGCTTGAAGTTCTCAAAGGTAGCCTCATTCCATACTGATCCAAAACCTGTAATAGCCAGGAAATGGCTAGTTGTTGATTTGTTCCAATCTGGAGAGAGTAGGCATCTTCCTGCAATTCTTATTGTTCGCTGACTTGCTCCAACGATGTCCCAGTGCTGACCGCCAAACATATCGTTTACAAACTGACCGTCCTCGTCCAAAGCCCGGCTCAGTTCCTCCTCAGTCCATCCCTTCTTCTTGGCACGCTCCTTGGTCTTGTCTGCCCTCATACGATAGGTAGCAAGTTTCAGTCCGTCATGAAGGAAATCCCACAAGGCTCTATCCATGCCCTTGTTGATGAGCGAAAGCATCTGCGTTGCCACCTTCAATGGCATAGTAGCCAAAGCCACCGTTCCGGAAATTTTATTTCCGTCCTTCAACTTCTCCTGCACCTTCATCATTGCATCGCGCATATTGTCGAACATGTTCTGTACGTCTGCAGCTGCATAGTCGTTGGTCGCTCCAAACTTCACCAAGTGGGTAGCAGCCTCCTGAAAATCCTGCGGATTGGCAAAGCAAGGCAGTTCATGGTTCTTGGCAGTATCAGCAAAAATATACTTCATAAAGTTGGCCATAGCCTTCTTAGGACCAAACTCCACCATGTTCTGCACCATATAAACCTCCGTCAAGGCTCCGGCATGGAAACCGCTAAAGCCCAACTCCAGTTTCTTGGCACTCGAAGCAAGCGTATCAAAAGCCTTCCAGAAAGGCGAAGACTGATAGGTCTCGAATACAACCCCGAATCTGTCCCCGGCACTCGCCTCGCTATAAAGCACCTTCTCCTTGCCAGTGATAGGATTCTTCACCTTCATCTGCTTAGGCGATACATTATATACCCATACAGGGCCTACGCCCGGAATCTCGAAGTACTTATATTGCTCCAGGTTAAAAGGAGGCGTAGAAGAAAGCAGTGGGTCAGAAGAAACAATTTCTCCGTCCTCATTCCGCTCTATCACGTTCAATCCGCTCAACTCCTGCAGCATGGTTTTGTTAACCCAAGCCTCGATATTGCTTCTGCTGTAGTAAGCCATCATCTTCGTGATGTCGGTAGTCTTAGGCACAAGTCCTACGCTGATACCCTCCATCAGGGTACTGATGGTTCTCGGCTTCTCGTTAGGGCTTTTTGTGCGCTGTCTGTTCTCCACATACATCGCATAAGCCTGCTTGTCGCTCTTCTCTTTATCCCAGATATGGTTTACATAGTCGGCATTATATCCAGTGTCCTCTCTTAAGGTGTGATTATCCTTCAACCAGTCGTAAGTATAGTTATACCAGTCACGGATGGAGTCAATGGCTGATTTCATTTCAGGAGAGAGATTCTTGTAATCGATGCCCTTCGGCACAATCTGTTGCTTCACCAGTGGCAATACATGCTCGCTCAGAATATCTGAACCATCTATAGGCACAAAACCTTCCTCGCCCTGATGATTGGCATTGATGGTCTGTGCCATCTTGCTAGCCACCTCACCCACAGCCTGCGGATCATCATATACCTCCACTTCCTTGCCATCTTTCAGTTCGGTATGCCTCTTTCCAGTCTGAGCAATCAAGTCTGCCACGAAAGGCTGGATAGCCTCTACATCAGTTGGCTGGATATGGATATGTCCCTTGTCAAAAGCACCAGTGGCATTCAAATCATGCGCCAGGTCACGAAGTCGTCTAGGAGCCTCTATTATATAAGGTATAGCCTCAGCCAGCTTTTCTGCCCGGTTCGGCTTGCCCTTGTAGTCAGAAAGCAACTTATCAAAAGCACCGCTATCAGCCATCTTCTCGATTCTGTTCTTCACATCATTGATATAGATGGCATCGTCTGCACTAGCCTCCTCCATATTCTTTCTACGATGGATAACGGCATGCTTAACGGTCTTTGATGCACCTTCCTTGCTCACGTCCGTACTGGTCACCTCGGCCAAGTCCTGCATCACCTGCTGCTCCAGTGCATCAGCCTTCGGATTGGTCTCTGCCGGATAAATCTTACCCTCATACAAGTCCAAATCTGCTTGCTGCTGCTCCAGAAGCTCATGTCTGGCCAACCAGTCCTCATACTTGCGTTTCACCTCCTCCTGCTTCTTCTTTTCGAAGGCAAACATATCAGGCATAGGGTCTTCCTGGTCCTTCATGGCATCCTTCCATTTCTCATATTCGTGAATACGAGTCATGTAGGCACCATCCTCTTCGCCCTCCATACGGATAGGCATCCCCATAGGTTCCTCGCCTGCAAGATGGTGTCGCTCACGCCAGTCCTTATTAAGATGTGCCCATTCCTTCTTGCCTGCCTCATCCTTGTCGATGTCATAGAACATAGGAGGCTCAGGGTCATTCTCATCCTCACGCGCATTCTTCCACTTGCGCCATTCCTGAACACGCTTCATATACTGAATCATGCTTTCTCCCTTCTTCTGTCTCGGCTTGCCCTTACCAGCGACATCAGATAGCGCATCCTTGATTTCAGCATTGCTAGCCTGCTTCATCATAGCTTCCTGCTTCTCCTTAGGCATATTGTCCCAAACATGGAGAGCCTTGCCAGCCTTCATCAGGTAGTATCTCAAATCCTTATCATTGAGAAGTCCAGGCACACGAATACCCAGTTTCTTCAAAAATCGGATAAGGTAATGCTTAATCTTAGTCCAAAGAGTAAAGTCCTCAGCAGTCTTAGGACCCTCCTCAGCCAAATGAGCGATATACTCCTGCGTTCCAATATTCATGCGGTCAGGGTTCTTCCAGTCCGGATCATACTCATTTGCAATCTCCAGAATCTTGCCGCGAGTGCTTGCTGCGACAGAATTATAAACGAAATTAGCGAATTTTCTCACCTCATCTTCGCCACCCAGCAGCACTTCCATACCCTCATGGCCTATCTTTTCATGAAGCACCGTTCTCTCCGCCTCGCTCGCATCAGCACAGTTAGGCAGATAAACATGCACCGTATGAGTCTCCGGATCATACCATCCGGTAGCCCCATTCTTCACTTCACTCAGATAAGCATCCGGAACCTCATCCACAGAAGTGTAAACCGTAGCCTCAGCACCACCCAGTTTGTTGGCAGTGTTCACCACCTGGTCACTCACCTTCTTCTGCTTATCAGCATCCCAGTCATTCTTGAAGATAGATTTTCCAAGTCGTGCCAGCACATTTCTGCCCGATAAGTCATCCTTATTCAGCAGAGGAGCAATCACACCCTGGGTCAACTGCACCGGAATACCATTGCCAATGATGGTATGCGCCAACGATTCCGTCTTAGGCAACAGATAGTCATCGCCCAGTCCGGTTATTCTAGCCAATACCCTGCCATCAGCACGCAACACCTTTCCACCCGGCATGATGATCACGTCTCCGCTCTTGGTTCTCAGCGTTGGCAGAATCTCATCCCCATAGGCATGAGGAATCTTTCCGTCTGCATAGGCACTGCCCATCACGTAAAGAGGCTTCTCCACCTTCTGCCAGTCGATTCCGTCAGCCTTCAATCGAGCATCCATCCATGGAGCCACACCGCTTTCCTTCACCGTCAGAGTAGGAAGAATATCCTCCACAGCCTCTAACCATCCACCCTTGCGTGGTTGCTTTTTAGGCTTCTCCGGCAGTTCTCCGTCCTTCACGGCTCTCACTATCAGTCGCTCCCTATTGGTATAGCCACCAAAATCTGCGGCATTATATACGTCAGCATCCCATGTGTAGCCGTTCTTATCCAGTGCCTGGGTGATAATCTTCATCGCCTCAGAGTCCTTGTAGCCCTTCACGTTCTCGATAGTCACCACTCGCGGTTTCACGGCATCAATGAAGTCGGCAGTACTCTTGGCAGTCTCCTTGTCAAGTTCCACCTCTCCACTATTACTTTTGGCCTGCGAATAGTTCTTGCATACAGGCGAAGCATGGAAATACTCCACCTCACCATCAATATGCTTCACCAGTTCCTTTGGATCCACGTCTCTCACGTCAGCCGTAACAATATGCTGCCCGAAGTTATTGCGATATACACCGCTTATCTTCCGGTCATATTCCACGGCCACTACAGGGTCAATAATGCCCTTCAAACCCTCTTCTACCAGTCCACCACCGCTAAAGTAGGTACCAGCCTTCATCAGCGAATCAGGGTGCTTCTGCAACTTCTGCTCCAAGATAGGAGATTGCGCATTTTTACCATACACCTTGGAATAATGCACACCATCATTCTCACCTCCTACGATTCTGCCTCTGTTATCGGTCTCCACAAACGGCACACCTCGCTTCTCCAACTCTTTTCTCAGACTTGGAGTAACCACATTCGAAGGCATAGTGATATTCTTGCCCTTGAACATATCATTGACGATAACATCAGCCACCTCGCTGTCAGGCACGATACGCACAGGCTTATCCCAACGAGAAAGCACCACTTTGCGCTTGCCTGTCAGCTGTCCTTGGATGATACCAGCCTTCCACTCTACTTCACCCACGGCATCCTTGGCTTTATCAGCCTTGTAGCCACTGGTCAGCTCGCTCTTTGGCACCTCAACCTCTACAGTTACGATGTTAGGGCGATTCTGAGCCTCGCTAAACTGGTCGTTCAGTGGAGTGCGAGAAGTATGAAGGTAAGGATTGTAAGCAGCCTTAAGCGACTTTCCATTACCCTTGTTGAGGGTAAACATACCCTTATCATCAGCAAGCTCTGGTCGCTCGTCTGCCTGTTCCCACTTACCGAGTTCGATAGGTTCCACAAACTTGCCCTTCACCTTTGCAGCCATCGGTGGATAGAGTTTTCCATCCTCGCCTACCTGCATGGCACGATAAACCTTCACCGTATCTTCCTTATCCAGCTTCTTGATGGTCTCAGGGTCTTTCACGATGCTATAGCTAGCATCATTACCATTCATTACGATCTGCTCGTCACGGTTCACGTCCTCAGTTTCTGATGCCAAGGAGTTTCTGCGCTCCTCATCAGTCATGCCCAAGCGCTTCTCCACATTTCTCGATTCTACCTCACCAGCCAACTTTAGGTATTCTTTGTAAGAATCAAAGTCAGAACGTGTACTTTCATTCAGACGGAAACGTTTGATGGCATCATCCATACTTCTATCATCATAGCCACGTGCAAAGTAATTGAAACCCTTAATACGTGTCTCTTTATCAGGAAGTTCATCAGACATATCTAAATCCTTATATTCCTCAACAAGGGCTTTTTCAACCTCCGATTGATTATACTCACCTCCCATTTCCTTGGCCTTTTCTTCCAATTCATGAGCATAAGCACGTGCCTTCCACTCGTCTTGCGCTGCCTTAAATTCTTTTTCCATTTGTTCTGGTGATCCTCCTTTGCCAAAGCCCTCTATATACTGGATAGCATGCTGAATCTCGTGATTCAAAATACTATTCATATATTTCAGCTCATCAGCATGAATGGTAATGGTGTTGGTCTTTGCATTATATACACCATTTGAAGGCATATCGTTCATAATGGCATCCGTATCAATACGCACATCCTTCAACTGAGGATAAGCCTCAAAGAGTCCAGGCGCATCAATGACATCAGTAAGTTTACCATCATTCCAGAGCATATCATCATCAAAACGCTTAACAATATTACCACCGCCAATATCCTTCATATCCTTGATCTTAGCATCCGGCATTTCGTATCTCCACTTGCCATCAGCACCACGTTCCCAGCCGGTAGCCAGCTTGATGACCTTGGCATCCTTCTTGCCTCGTTCCATCTCCTCTGCCACCTTCAAGTTATCCATGCGATAGTTTTTTTCCTCAGCCTTGTCAGCCTCTGCAGCGCCCTTCTCACCACCAAACATAAAGCGAATATCGCTCTTGCGAGAATTGAAACGCTTAGAAGGAGGAATAACGTCACCTTTATCATCATAGGTAACAAGGTCGTTCAACTTTCTGCTGTTCTTGGCATTCTTGTATTTATACTCCTTGCCATCATCAAAGCCAAACTCGTTTGCGTCATTACCATCCCACCACAGTTGAGTAGCCGGAACTTCATCCTCGATGATACGATATTTACCCTCCAGTCGATTATTTCCATGAATATCGGCATATTTCTTAGAAGGAGTAACCCAGTCACCATTACGCAACTTGCCTTCCTTCACCGAAGTAGGAACGGCACGATAAACCTTTACCTTAACATCCTTCTCACCATTCTTAATGGCTTTAATAGCCTCATTGATGGCTTTCACAGATTCCAATCCATGAGGAGTGTTCTGAGAATAACGCTCAGGGTGAGAGAAGTAATCATCCGGCTGAGGAGTATAGCCCAAAACCATATCCTCCAGGTTCACATCCGAGCCACTGGATTCCCAATCATCACGTCTCGCCTTGTCGCTTTCATATCCAGGGTTTCCCGGTGCTTTCCATGCGCCTACACCCTGATATGAACTTTCTGTATCATCATAGCCCTTGCGTCTGGCAGCCTCATCAAGCATTTCCCTGGCTGTAGCATCATCACCCTTGGCAAGTGCATCCATATACTGCTTGTCAAGTTGATCATCAGGAATCACAGAAAGTTCCTCCAAGTGCTTTTGGCGCTTGGCCTCCTCTTCCTCTGCTCTCTTTCTAGCGGCTTCCATGGCGTTACGCTGCGCCTCCACCTGCTGCTTGCGCTCCTCTATCATGGCATCAACGTCACCAAAGTTCTCCTTCAAGGCTTCATTTACAGGCTTAGTGTACTTAAGAAGTTCCTTTAAAGAGGAAATCTTATCTTCATTTGCCTGCAACAGATGGCGTTTGATATTGGCTCTGGCACGTGCAGCCTCAGCAGTAGAACCCTTCTTAATAGCATTGGCATACATCGCCACATCTGCCTCATCTACACCAAATTGCCGAGATACAGCCTTTATTTTATCCTCCACAGATAAATTTCCACCATTTCCCTTGGCAGTTTCGATATTATTTCTTATCTTTGCATCGCTATGAGGATTCAGGACGCTATCCTTTCCGCTTGGGTTATTTGCGGATGGAGTTAATGCCGAACCTTGATTCTCGCCCAAGGAATTAGAATCGCCTCTGAAACGATTCCATAGCACTTTTGATTCCGTCAATTCTTTCACAACTTTCGAAGGATCTATTTGATGTGCGCTAATCGCCACTTCCTCTTCACCCTGCTTTACTGTTATGGATTCATAGTTCAGAATCTTGTTTCCATCAGCCTTTTTAAAGGATTTGATGAACAGATATTTAGTCTGTCGTTCCGCACCTTCTTTTGGTGCAGACTTCTCCAAGATAACGTCAGGACGCTCCAAGGTAGGCTTCAACAGACCAAATCTTTTGATTCGGTCGTTTCTTCCTGCCTTCTTATATTGGTTTTCACCAAGTTTGATACTTCCAATAGGAGTCGTAACACGGCTATCCTTGCCAAATTCTTTCTGCCAGTTCTCTTCCGTATGCTCTAGAATCCGCTCTTGCTCAGCATTATCTGCCATCTGTTTACGCAGCGAAACAGCATCTTCCTTGGTCATACGAGATTTCACGTTACGTGGGTCCACCCCATTCGCCAAGTCTCTCAGCACAAGGTTACGAATATCCTCCAAGGTCATTCTCTTAATGTCCTCAGGCTTCCACTTCGTAAATGTATCAAGGGTCCAATACCAGAACTTCTTCAACCAATTCTTTAATCGGTTGATGATAGTAAGCTCTTTAGCAGTGTCTAACGGATTTTCCTTAATGGCATCCTTCGCCATCTGTTCCAAGATGGCAGCACCATCCTCGCCAGTCAAACGAGCAAAAGCCTCATCGCAAATCTCATCATCGCTCAGATGCTTATAGTTAGGGTCCTCCTTCAAATCGGCAAATAGCTGGGTCTGCATGATGAGTTTATCACCATGCTCTATAAGTTCCGGATTCATCTTCTTGGCTGCAGTACGCCAAAGATGCTGGTACTCATGGATAGGAGTATTAGCATTCAGATGCTCCTGGTTCAGCACTATCTCCTTGCCATCAGTGTAGCCATAAACCACACCCTTGCCCTTCAAATACTGCACTCCCGGCTCATCAATAGCCTTCAACTGTCTATCCAAATCCTTATATTTAGCAAACAAGGAATCAAGTTTATCTTGATATTTTTCAAAGGATTTATTCCTACAATCATTCCAAACATCATCAGGAATATCGTTTTCAGAATCCAGTCCATGCTCATCCATGTACTCCTTCATCAACTGAATTTGATAATTATTACGTTCCTGCCCAGTTGAGTTATAAGCATCCTCAGTCTCCTTAATCTGCTTTTTCAACTCATTCTTCTTACGAGTCTGTTCATCTATCTTATATGGATCAAACTCCGAAGGGAATGAGCCAGTAAGCCCAGCCACATTGTCCTCAAAACTCTTATCAAGATTGAAAACCTTGTAGTTACCCCACATAAGTTTATTATAGTAAGAACGCTCCTTTCTAGCCAGTTCCTGCTTCTCAAAGTATTCCGGCATCTTAATCGGATTGCTCATATCCACCACGGCATACTGCTTCCACTTATCCGGGCGCAACTCCTTGGCAAAGTTATAAGCATTCTCGGCAGCCTGCTTCTCCTCAGGAGTCTTAATCTTAAATCTCATTTCAGGCTGATTCAGCAGCATGGCAAGATTCAGATTATCCTGCGCCTCAGCCACCTTCTCCATATCCTCATTGCTAACCACCTTCACCGGAATGCCAGCCTTCTTAAGCATAGTAGATACGGCATCATAAGCCACCTTCTGTGCCTCCGTCATATCAGATGGCTTCACCTCCTTCACATCGCGATCAAATTTCATTAAAGGAACTATCTTATGAACACCGACAGCAGAAAGATAACCACGATTATTAAATCTAGGATTGACTTCATAAGCACAGCTATTCTGCTTATCTACCCAAGATACGCCTTTACGATATTTTCCTGTACCAAACCATTTCTTTTCATTAGGATATAGCTTATCACCTTGAATATTAGAAGATAAGATAGTATAGCCCGAATCTATTTTGTCCTCCTTATCGGAATGGAAATTAAGCAAACGTTCAACAAACTTTTGCATCTTAGGCTTATCCTCCTCAGATGGGTGAATATCATTTTCGTAATCATATTCCATCTGGGCAATGAAATCACTATTAGTTTTCGCCTGTTCCTTCTGCACCATAGCATAGTCCGCAAATGGCTTAGTCTTGCGGTCAGAAGACTCCAGCCACTTGTCAAAAGTAGCCTTAGGCACAGAAGTAACATTACCAAGTCCCTTCCAGCCTTTAGAGTAGTTGGCAAGATAAGCCTTTGTAGCAGCCTCCTCAGAAGGATAGCCATACATCACCTTATGCTCGTCAAACTCACCAGTCTCTGGGTTCACCTGATCAACAACATAAACGTTACCATCAAAAGTATCAAGGTCTGCAGCGTCATTGATGAACATATCAATATGGTCACCATCAACGCCAATTTTACCAAGAATATAGCCATAAGTATCGTGCATGGTCACGCTCCAAGGCTTGCCCTGCTCGTCCTTACCGCTGCGAGTCACGCCCTTTGGTGTTTCTACGGTATAATCGTAGCCACCAAAGGACAAATGACCCTTTTTGTAATTGCCAGCCTTCTTCTGAGCCTCAGTAGGTTCGGTCTCAGTTTCGGCAATGGCACTCTTTAAACGTTCTCCGAAGGATGCTTCTTGCGGTAGATGTGAGCCTCGAACAGCTGAGCCTTCGCCAGGTTCCATGCTGCCAGTCTCTTGTCGCCCTTTGCGTCCGCTATCAGAGCCTTCTCCAATCTCGGACTCAGAAGATGCTTCTCCGTTACCAACTTCTTCGCCTTGGCTATTTCCTTCATCAACTCCTCTCCGTGAAGAGTCGCTACCCAGGCTACTGCCTCCTCCATATCCTTCTCCATTGCTTCTGTCATCATAATCAGCTAATTCTGGTAAAATTGATTTGACATATTGTTTGTACTCTCGTTCACGATCCTCAATCTCCATCATACGGTCAAATTCAAGTCCATTGATGTGATCAAGTTCGCTTTCAGATGGCAAAGATAACTCTTTTTCGTGAATATACGATTTATATTTCTCAATTTCTGCCTGTCTTTCGATAATTTCACGCTCTTTCTGTGCCTCATAATACTCTTCCTCGCTTGCAAGTTCATCTTCTGCAGCTGCTATGCGGTTCATCAGAGCCACATTTTTCATTTCCTTCACGCTGTCATAAGACTTGAACATATCAAGAAGGGTATTACGAACATCCTGGTCGGTATATCCCATATCCTGCAAGTTTACAGGAAGGTCATTATATACCTTCACAGCAAATTCGTTAACCGACATACCAGTTCCTTTCTTGGCAATAAGATAATTGAACTTATTAGAATCATACCCCTTGCCAATACCAAACTTAAAATTACTCTTGCCCAACTCATATTGAAGAGATTCCGGATTCAAGCTATGAGGACTCAAAAATTCTGATACAGCCTCTTCAAGAGTCTGAGGAGTAAAGTCCGTAACATCAACAGAGGCATCCTTGTATATCTTTATTATTGCTCCAAGGTCATTCTTCTTGATGGCATCAGACACAAGAACCTTACGATGCTCAGAAGGGGTCATCATACCCAGTTCTTCCATTTCCTGCTGGCTAATTTCTGTTTTATAAAGTTTGCTGAGTTTATTAGCTTGTGCCTTCAAACCCTTTGCAGCAACAGACAAATTAGTCTGCAGAGCCTCCAGTTGAGCCTTTGTTGTATTCAATTCCATAAGTTGGTTAGGGTCCAGCTCTGTTTCGCCATTGATATACTGATCCAGCATATCATTCACACCATTTATCTTGCGTTCCACATCCTCCTGGGTATGATAGATGTCCTTGCGCTGAGAGGTAATATAGTCGGTAGCCTCATCCATAGTTGGATATTTCTTCTTCAATTCTTTATCATCAAGTACGAGCACATGGAAATCATCAGATGGCACGATGGCAGTTTCATCAACACCAGCCTTCTCTACCTCAGCCTTGCGCTCCTCCGTCATTGCTTTCACCTCATCAGGAGTCATCACGCTGTTGCGGATAGTATTCCAGTTCTTGAAACGAGCATCAAGATCAGCAATCTGCTCATTAACCAGACTCAACTCATCCTCCACCTTCTTAGCCTTTTCCGGGTCAAGATCGGCATTTGTATCAAGCCAGTTCTGATATTCAGCAGCAGCCTTCCTCTTGTTGGCAAGTTGAGTCTTGATGTCATCACGGCTGCCATTAACCAGATTCAAAAGTTTGTCATGGTCTTCACCATACTGCTCCTGCAAATAATCAGCAGCCACCTTTGTATCTGTATCTTTTGAAGAATAATCAGGATGTCCCTCGCTCAATCCCACGATACCATCATTATATCGTTGCTTCTTTTCAGCCTCAGCCTGCTTCAACTCAGCCATTTCACGCTCATTATCCTCACGATCCAAATGTTCATTGATTGTGTTGTCGAGCGCATTCTTGCGCCATGCTGCAAACTCTTCTTTAGATAGGGGAAGATAATCTTTGCCATCAGTAAGCACAATCTTTCCGTCCTCGCTATATCCGGCAAAGGTCATGTTGATATTAGCATCACCCTCCTCCATGGCAACAGTTACCTGGTCATTCGGCTTCAAACCGCTGCCATCAAACTGGCTGATAAACTGCTTATTTCTTGCATCCTTCTGCTGAGCCAAAGAACTCTCAATGTATTCATCAAGAGGAACAGGAGTGCCCACCTCTTTAATCTCGGCATTAGATACCTGCTTAATTGTAGGCTGTCCCTGCTCATCAGAAACGACAACAAAGGCTCCACCATATTCGTTAGCCTTCTTCAGGAATACCTGTTTTCCGCTATCCAGAGTAGCTGGCATGATGTTTCCGTCTTCCGTCTGGTATGGCCAGAGCTGTTCCTTCAAAGCCTCACCATAGCCATCATCGGCATGCTGCAGAGCATCAATAGCACCCTTCTTGGCATCCATTGCCTCTACATACTTACTGATAGCCTCTTTTTGTGCTGGAGTCAAACTACTTGCACGCTGAGCCACAAACTGCTCCATATCTCTACCTTCATTATAGGCATTGGCTACAATATCAGGCATCTTCTCATTGTCAGCAAAAGAACGCTTCAAACGTCCTGTAGCTAAATCACTATTATAATCGATAGCCTGCAAAGCCTCAGAATCCCCATTCTTATAGGCATTCTGTCCCATAACAAAAGCATCAGAGCCTGCAACCTTTGTCTCAGGACTTGCACCCTCAGCAGAAGAGTTTGAAACGTTTGCAGGGTTTGCAGCAACTTCTGCATCACTCGGAGTTGGTACGGTCTTGGTACGGTCTTGGTACGGAGCTGGTCCTTCTGAAACTGGAGGCTCCTGGCCACCAGCAGAACCCTCAACAGGAGATACCGGGTTTTCGCCTTCAATCCTCTTCTGCTCATTACCATGTGAAGTATTATAGAGATCATCCATCGTCTGCTTCATTTCACGTTTCAGTTCGATGGAGTTGTAAAGCTCCTTAAGATAAGATTCCACCAAAGGTGCATATTTCTTATCTTTCGACTCCAAAGCCTTACGAAGTGTACCGCGCGCCACGCCATGGGAATCCTCAAACGTGTTGACAAACTCTCTCATCACAGAACTGTTCTCCAAAGCACTGTCATAATAATGACGATAGGCATTAATCTGTTTCTGCTCCTCATCAGTAAGGATAATACCCTTCTGCTGCTTATCCATGATTTCCTTGATGGCACCAGCATTCTGATGAAGATAAACCGCTGCCTTATCCTCATCTGTCAATTTCTCACCCATATTATATTTCTGGGCTGCCTTGTTGTATAAGCCTTCAAGATGCTCCTGCGTAAACTCATTGTGGAACTCACCTTCCAGCACAGAAGCCAAACCCAGAGTCTTCTCATACTCCAGTTTCTTATCTGCCTTCTGAGCCTCATCAAGAGAAGAATACTCCTTTCTGTCAATAACACCGCCATCCTTGTTCAATGTTTCGAGATATACCTTACCGCCATTATCCATTGGCTGTAGGATGATGGAATCTACTACAGGAGAGAAGGAAGATGGTCGCTTGCCTTCCACCACAGCCATCATCTTAGCCTTCAATACCTCCGGCACGCTCTTGTCGTTCATCAGGTCCATATACTTCTGGGTAAGTTGCCCATCAAGTTGCTGGGCGTTTTCACCCACCACGGCATACTCCCCGATACCTACCTTCTCAAAAGCATCACGAAGACCATCATAGCCGAATCGCTTCAACTCGGCAATATCCTGATCTGTGAAGTCAAACTTCTTATTAAACTCCCTCGCATCCTTGAATCGGGCATACTTACCCACCATGCCCGGCAAGCCGATTGCAGTAAGGTTCGCCATGCTCTCCAAGAAACTCTCGGCAGCATCCTTGCCTGTAGGCTTAAAATTAGGGTCCTGCGCCATGCGCTCCAGCATCTGCTGCCCGGTCATAATGCTCGAATCAGCAACCTTACCACCAATATCTGCCAGAATATTGGTAGCTAAGCCTCTGCCCTTGCCTATCATATTGGCAATAGTATTACCCTGCATAAAGACACCTAAGGCACTCTGTTTACCTCCCTCTAATAAAGTATCAAGCGCTATTTTCCACCCAGAAGGATTGTAAATCTTGCCATTCTCATCAAACTGACCAGTGCGGTATTTTTCATCAATAGGCTTTGAAATAGCAGACTGACCGCCAAAGGTAACTGCACCATGCACGGCTCCGCTTTTCAAAGCCTCGGCCTTGCTCTTGCCGATAAGCACCTTGGCAGCTCGCTCAGCCATCTTGCGCTCCATACCCTTAGCCATGAGGTCACCAGCCAGTTTACCCTCTGCCTTGGCTACCATGCTCTTAGTCAACTTTCCACCTGCGGCTCCAGGCAGCCAATAACTCCAGGCATCACCTGCAAAGGTCAGAGCACCGCTAGCCACGTTCTCCCAGAAGCCCGGCTGATACTGCTGATTGGCAATATCCTCCAGCCAGTTCTGGTAGTCCGTCTGAACAGCCTTGCGAATAATCTTACCCACAATAGTGTTACCCAAACCAGTCTTCATGATGTACTCAGCACTACCCTTAGGCATCATACCCTTAATCTCCAGCTGGTCCAACTCATTCTTAATGGCAGCATTGATCATTGGCTTGAACTGCTTAGGATCACTACTCAGAGTGCCATTCAAGCCATACCGTTGCATCACCTTAAATGCGGCATTGCTCATGTCATTCAGGAACTTCGGATTCCGGTAGAGTTTGCCAAACTTCTGCTGCAAACCAAAAAGCACCTTTGCAGGATCCTTGGCCTCGTTTGCCTCGTACTGAGCACCAAGTGCTGTACCCATACGAAGATTAGCCGGAATAAACTGGCTTCCTTCCATTCCCTCCGAAAAGGCCTTACTGCCTGCCTCCTGAGCCTTGTTGTACTCATCCACTACAGATGGACTCACATATTTATTAATAACGTTAGAAAGCGCATCATTGATGTCCTGGTTCATCAGTCTGTCCTGTACATTCTCATCGTGAGCATAGAGGCGTGTAGCGATGCCCTCGGCTATATTGCGGTAGTTCGGACCATATTTGTTCACCAGACTCTGCACCATTGCTGGTTTCAGGAACTTAGCCACATAGTCATCATAACTGATACCCATGCTGTCTGCCTCCTGCTTCAACTTATCCTGCACGCCATGGCTATACCATTGCGCATCGATACTCTGCTCAGCATCCTGCACCGTATCATCAGGCAAAGAAGATACTACCTGGTTGGTAACGTCCATGGCAGAACGGTTGGCATATCTGTACAAAGCAGGCATCACCATATTCACTGCCTCCTCATTGCTATTGGCAGTACCATCAGCCAACAAGTCGGCAACCATATTCGCAAAGTAATCGCCCTCCTTATCCGGTCTCTGCTTCCAGTTCTCAATATAGTTGGCAAGTTTGGCATCCATCAACCCCTCATTATTCACCACACCAGTTGGTGTTGTAACAGGAGCCGCATTAGCAGATGAAGAAGGAGAAGTTTCTTCCTTAACAGGCTTTTCCTCACCTTTTACAACAGGCTGAGAAATCGCTGGCGATGGCTGATATGTTCCGTTGCTCGTCTGAACACCAGTAGGAATCATACCCAAGGCTTTTGCAATAAGCCCAGGCTCCTTGTCTGTTGTTTCCTGCTTCTTTGCTGGTCGAGCCACCTGCGGCTTAGTCTCAGTAGAAGCCTTCTGCCCTACACTCTGAGTCGTAGCAGAAGCATCTACCTGCTTACCACCACCAGAAGTAGATGGAGCTGGCTCCAGCACCATCTTGTCAAAGTCTGCCTGTGTTCCCACATCATACCCCATGTTCTTGGCCTCATTGTAGTACCAGTCACGATCTTCCTTGTTATTCAAGTCCTTTTTGAAGTCATCATAGCTACCTACTTCATAGCCATTGTTCTTGAACTCATTATAAAAATATTGTCTGTCTTGCTCGTCAAACATACCTTATCTTATTTTTTTGATTAATAATCAGTTACTTTCTTCTCCTTGATGGTGGAACCTTACTGCCACCTCTACGAGAAGGAGGTACTTTACTGCCACCCCTACCTCTACGAGAAGGAGGAGTCCGGTCTAACTTCATCTTAGCCCTAGCGTAAGCGGATGCCTGCTGGCGGTTTTTCTCGTTAGCCCAAGTTCCACCTCTGCCATCATTACCACCGATAGACATACCATTGTGTGTAGCCCATTCATTCACATGTTTCTTGAAAACAGGGTCGTTCACATACCTGGTGTTGAAATCATCAGCCTCCTTCTGGTTGGCATTCCTCTGATTCTGTCCCTCTGTTTGCGAATTGATATGTCTAACTTGCGCTCCCTTAACGTTAACGCTAGCTTTATGATCAGCAGCTCCGGCATTGGCATTATTAGTTTTAGCATCAAGTAATTTTCCCTTCTTGCCTCTCAAAGCATCCTCTGTCTCCTTCTTTGAAACATTCAAGTCTGCAGCTGTAGAATGTTGTCTTGCAGATTGAGTCACTTCATCGACCTTTACAGGAGTGAGAGCATCCGTTTGGTTCTTCTGTGATGCACGATATTCAGCTAGTTTCTCATTTGCCTTTGCAGCAGCCTCTGCCTGCATCTGTGCCTGCTTGTCTTGACGGTCCTTCCAGATATTCACCATCATCTGGTTATATCCCTTGGCACGAAGAGCCTCAGTAGCCTCTCTTATCTTGCGTTGGCGATCAGTAAGTTCTTGTGCAGATTCTATTTTTTGCGATGGAGCACCTTGAACTGTACCAAAAAAGTTACCCAAGTGCATAAAAAGATTTCCCCATTGCTCCATCTTGGCCTGCCTCTCCGCTTTCTTCTTCAAGGCTTCATTGGCAGCTACGGTTTTATCTCCATCACCAAGTGAAGAAAGCCAAGGCATGAAGGCAGACCAGTTTCCATCACCATTCTTCTGGTAATCCCTCATAATGTCATAAGGCTTCATCTGCTGCAAGATAGGATTCTGTTCTATCTCGCTATAAGGTCTACTCCAGTCAATCTTGATACCCTGGTTAGGCTCCACCTTGGTAACTTCCTCGGTTGGCTTCTGGGCAAAAGATTCCTTGCCACCATTCCCAGTAATACCGGTCGTATCTATGGCTGTACCCTTTCCCGATTCTGTATCAGTTGTCTGAACAGGTACTGCAACCTCCGGCTTCACCGCATTATCATCAGGGAAATCAGTAATAGGAGTTGCTGCTGTTGCCGGACGTTTAGGAGTTAAATCATCCAATATAAATCCCATAATTACCTCCTTCCTTAAATTGGCAATGCACTTGCAGCTCCAGCCAAGCCACCAACTGCATCCGCGATACCATTAGCAGTACTAAGAGCCTTCTCCTTCTTGGCAGTGGCGATGTAGTTAGTCATCTGGTCTATCTGCGAATCAGCAGTATTCCACACATTTTCTTTGGTCTGAGCACCTTGCACGGCCGCCTGCTGCATGATATTACCCACCTGCTCCTGGGCAGCCTGCTTACTCAGCGCAACCGCTTCATCAGAACCGCCACTAACAATATTGGTGTTCTTTGCGGTTGCTGTGGCATTATCCAATACCTTCTGGGCATTGGTCACGGCTACCTGATTCTCCGCTGACTGAGTAGGATCCTGATAATACAAGTTGTCACGATGATCCTTCACCTGTTGCATACGGTCTTGAAACATGTTGATATAATCATTATATCCCTTGTTTCTTGCTTTAGCTGCTAGAGCACCACCTACAGCAGAGGTCAGTCCACCAGCAATACTTCCAATAATTCCCATAAAATTCGAATTTTAATGTTTAAACTGTTCAAAAGTAATGCGTTTTTCTTACCTGTCTGTGATAAGTTCCGCAACTTGAACACCAAGTTTCGTAATTTCTTCCTATATTTGCACACGAAAACTATCAGTAAACATTAAAAATCAATAGAATATGGCAGTAAAACAAGACAATAATAATGAGCCGAAGCCAAAGAGGAAGAAGACTGGCGGACGTAAGGCTGGCACACCTAATAAGGTTACCAAAAGTGTGCGTGAGAGCCTACGTGATGCACTTACTGGCTACATCAATGGTATCAATGAGAAGAACTATTCACTTTTCACGGATCTCATGCAGATTGACGAGCCTGCCGGACGTCTGGCGATGGTGGCAAAGTTCCTTCCATACGTGGCTCCAAAACTACAGTCGGTATCGTTCAATAATGATGAATCCAGAAACTTATCTGTGGAGGAATCTTTCATGCAGTTGGAAGAGAAATTTGAGAAACAAGAAACCACTATCAACATCAAAAATCTCAAAATTGTTAATAATGGCTAATTATAAAAAATGGGTAGCCCTCTCTAAATTTTCTTCAACTTTAGAGAAGACTACCCTTGACTTGGTTATCGAGCAAAAACGCTCTGTTTTAACTTATATTGGGTCTATTTTAATCTGTATTAACACAAAATAGCTATTTTATGTCCCTGACTCGTTCAAAGTACTTCGTCTGGTTCTTGGTGATATTCTTCACCTTAATCTGTATCGTGCAGTTCTTAGGAACAGTATCATTTATGCTGGCCATGAGCTGCTCTATTATCTCATCTGTGTTCTTGTAGCCCTTGCCATCCACATGAGCCACAACCTCACCCATAAAGTAAGCATCAGCACAGAGTTCAAAAATTTCCTCTACGTTTTCGAATTCAGGCACATGATACTCCTGCATTCGCCTGCTTGGATCATTGGTAAAGAAGACCTTCTCCACCACCTTCTCATTCAGTTCCCAAGCTCTGGAGAAATCTGGCTTCACATATCCGCTTGTTATCCTATGAGCTGTTGCATGATTCAGAGCAAAGCCAATCTCTGCATAGTTGGCACCAATATCATTCTGGGCTACTGTGGCCCAAGTGTGCCGGAATGTATAAGGAGTATAAAAATTATCATCAGGCATACCCAAATAGTTCTTACAGATAGCTTTAATGAAATGTACCAAATTCGTATCCATAGAACGATTAGTGGAATACATTTTATGAAAAATAAATAGATAAGGGTCACTTTCCTCAGAAAAATATTTCTCCAAGGTTGGTAAAAGCATATCCGGCACTCTCATTTCTATATACGCTTTATCATAACGACGCGTACTTGTTTTCTTTCTCTCATAGTGCAAGATTCCATCATAATAGTCCACCTTTTTCATTTTCATGAGGTCAGCTACATTGATGCCAGCCAAGCACAATATCATCTTGCAAACATCCAGAGCCAACTGCTGCCGTGGATATTCAGGAGTAACGGCAAAAAACTTTCTACACTCCTCCAGTGTGATGGCACGCTTGTGTGGACCTGCTTTTTTCTCTATCTTTATCTTATTCCAAGGATTGAATTTTATTGGCATAAGACCTGCCTCCTCATCATTAAATTTCTTGATACCTTCCAAATAAATACGCTTAACCAAAGAAGGATAATAATTTCTGCTACTAGGCTTATTCTCCATGGTTTTCATCCATGCTGTCAGAAGACGTACAGTTAAGTGCGAAAACATTACCTTATCAGTACCAGCAAAGTTTTCCAAATGTTTCAAAGCACTTTCATAAATTTGGCGTGATGAAGGCTGCAAAGAAAGTGATTGAAGATAAGAACGAGCAAATTCAGAAAAACAAATATCCTGTGCAGAAGTCAAAAGGTAATCTCTAACCTTATAAACAGACCAGTCAGTTATATCAAGTCTGTTCAATTTGTCAACCCAGCCATTTATTTGGCTCATACAGGCTGCGAGCACGAATGAGTCCTTCACCTCTTTCGTGCCCTTAACCAATCCTTTGTCTGTTACAAACTTATCGGTCTTAACTACCAACTTTTGACGGTTATGCAGTATTCTAATGTAAACTGGATAATAACCATCAGAACGTTTCTTTGAAACTACCACTTTAAATGTTGCCATATTACCATATTTTTTTTGCAACTGTTTTGCAACATTACATTACACATGTCCTATTTAACGTGTCAAACGTAAAATTTTAGCACGAAGATAAGTGCTTATACATCAACACATTAGATATATATAGCTGATATTCAGATATTTATCAAAAACCATGATGTAAAATCACCGTTTTAATCATAACAATATTATCACTAACGTTTTCTATATCAACTCTTTCGTATCCTATATTTATCTGATGAATTCAGCATTTATCTACTAAATTCTGTGTC